CTCTTTGGGTCCCGTTATTGTTTGCTCGCCCGTTAAGTATACTACATCTTTGGGTTGGTAATCAAGGATTGGCTTGCCACTTAGGAATAGATCTCCTACGAAATCCTTGCGACCTGTAATTTCTTGATCACCTTTTGTATAAACACCAAACTCAACGTATTTTGCCGTTCCAGTTAAATCTCCAGTAATTGCTTGAGAAAAAAGTTTAGGACCCGTTATAGTTTGTTCTCCAGTAGTAAATACTATATTTGATGGTATATAATTTACAAAATTTTTACCACTAATAAATAAATCACCTACAAAATCTTTCCTTCCATCTATCTCTTGATTGCCCGTTATATAAACTCCATGTTCAACATATTTTGCTGTACCAGTCAGATTTCCAGTTATTGCTTTTGCAAATACTTTTGGACCAACGATAGTTTGTTCTCCATGAACCCAAACTACTCTAGGTCTCAAATAATCTAGAACCCTATCTTTTGCCTCCTCAGCTATGGTTTCCTCAACTACCTCCCACCTTACTTTGTAGTTGTTAATATCTTCTCTAGCTAAAAGAAAATAATCATTATCCAAGGGTACTCCTGGAATATTTTCTAAATCAGATATTTTCCTATTCTCAGCCATATAAATATATTACACAATTATAAGACATTTTAGAGAGATGAATTTAATTCTCTTAACGCGGAAAGCATATCCAGAGCTTCTTCAAACAGAAATTTAGGCTGGAATCCTCCAATACTTTCATCAAAATTCTCTAAAATTAAATTCTGCAATGTAAATTCACCACCATCTGAAGTTGGTGGGTCCTGATTTTCAGTCTCTCCTCCTAAATAAACATCAGCTTTTGTTACATGTTGACTTATCCATACCCCATATTTACTAGTTATATCTAAATCAAAGGCAAGTTCAGCTTTCAAGTATTCCCCCCTTGAGGTTGATTGAGAATATGATTGTGACGCTAATTTCATACCTTTAAAAAGCATTCCAGATTTATCATCTGGACCTTCTGAACAATGAGCTTTCCTACCTGCAATTAGTATACTATGAGTTTTTTCTTCACAAAGCATATTACTTAATGAACCTGCCAATAATTTATTAACAAATGCAGACATTACGACCCTTGATTTAACAGGAAATGATATTGCTTGCTTGTGATGCAATTGTCCGAAATCATATATTGTTTTATAAGGTATTCTAGCGGAAAAATTAAAATCCATGATTCTGTTGCTCATTTCCCACCCTCCAGCATCAATACTTATGTCGTAATTTTTGTCTGGATTTAATTCAAAAGTTAATCTATCTGTAAATTGCAAATCTTCTATATCGTAATCAATGTATTCATAATTTTCTATAGCTCTGAATTTTTTGAATGAAACATCATCAGCTTCAAAGCTAACACTTATTTCCATTAATCCAGGTCCAGCTACATTTATTTCATAACTTGTTAAATAACAATTAATAAAGCAGCAGGCTGATAAATTTTGAGGATCTTCATCTCGTATATCATGACCACTTTCCGCAGACAGGAAAAATAGGTCAAAAGATTCTAACCCTGTAAACAATGGAGTTTTATTCAATAAAGCCTGCTCATGAGTAACTGGCATTCTAAATAATTTTTCATTGTCTAAATCTGATAAATAGTATGTAAATGCTAAAGTTGGTCTTTGTCTATTTATTATTCTTTTATCGACGCTATCAAATCCTATTGACCTAGTCTCATCCCTTTGAATATTAAAAGAAAATCTAAAATCTCTAACTAAAGCAATGGACTGCATTTGCCTATCCACGGTTCTCGATTGTGCATACAATCTGGCCGCATTATATCTCACTATTGGGCCTCTACTTGGATATCTTACGCTATTTTCCATCTTTGTTATATAATATACACAATATTTAACTAGAAAAAAATAGTATTTTGTGTATATTATAATGAATATGGCAGAAAATTCTCAAAATCCAATTCCTAGAGTGGTAAAAGGGCACATTGCTGGTAAAATTAGCATTAAAGGAGGAGTCTGGGAAGTGGGTTCTCTAGGTTGGACTGGACCTCAAGACCCCGTAAGATATCGAGATTTAGTAAACAATCCGTACAAGTATGTAAGAGATGTTTCTAAATATTTTGGAATTGAAGTCGATTTAAATAGATTTACGCCTAATGATCATGGAATGTCTATTAATCGAGACTTCGTAAAAGACCCTTTTGCTTCTAGCTCTAATAGCGAATTATCAAGTAAGGAATTCCCCCTTATGAGCTATGAAGACACGAAAAAAAGATTAGAAGTTATACCTGAACCTACATACCCTTGGCCAGACGACCCAGATTATGAAGTTGATGCGGAAGATTATGAACATTGGTTTGCTACGTATGGTCAAGTTAGACCTTGGTTTAGTGGTAATATGAACTTTAAAGACTATGCGCCTTTAAGAGAATGTCACTATAGAATTGGGTACAAGCATAAAGATGGTAACAGACTAAGTCGAAAACTTAAATATTTTTTAACCTGTGAAGAATTACAATATGTAATTGATAAAGACTTAATTAGTGGGGTTTCTGGATATGATGTATCCACAATGGGAAATCTTGAGTTGGCTCAATTTGGTCCGTATATGTTTCAAGCTAGGTTAACAGGAGATAGGTCTGATAATTATTTATATGTTACTGGTGATATGCATTCTGATCCAGCTGTTATTACTGGTTCCATTACGGGTTACCATGGAAGTGACGACACCAATGCTGTTTATAATCTTAGATTTAATACAACTGGTCAAATACCTTATCAGTTTTGGGCTTATGGCATGGATTTATTTCCTGGAACAGATTATAAAATTATTTTTGAAAGTAGTTCTTATTGCATTCAGGATGGCTCAAATAAAGGTCCTGCGGGACATATGTATCAAATGGTACGTGATGTTCCTGCTGATGAAAATTGGTTTCATAGAGGTGTTTTTTCTTCTGGAACTCCAGGTGTAATAACTCAGCCTACTAGAATTCAGATTCAAGAACAGTATGATGGTCTTGAATATTATTTCAATAAATCTGTTGATGCAAATAATACAGAAGAAGTCGTTTATATTACTGGAGCCAAACCAAAAAAAGTTAATGAAGTTGTATTTTCATCTATTATGAGTATGGATCACTCTTATCCACTACATACATTTTATGCAAGCGGGAATCAAGGGGATCTAGATGAAAATGGTGTAGATAATTCTTTTTCCGAAGAAAATTATTGGTATGTTGGTGCTCCTAGTGGATATTTAGGTAATAGATTTCAGCAATACAGAAATGTCAATATACTCGATAATGATACTATTATCGGAATGAGAATTCCCAATCAAAACTATTTAATTAACCAACGTGCTTTAAGAGAAATAAAAATTTCTGGATGTAAAAATTTTACTGACCTTGTTCTTCCTCAAGCATTAACTAGTGACATAGAACAATTAAAGATAGTTAATTGTGGATTAAATGTATGGAATGGAGTTCATAGATATCATGATGATTTTGATAAAACAACTTTTCCATATGGATTACAGAGGGAAGTTCCAAGCGGATTGAGAAGCCCTTTCTATTTTGGTGAAGATTTAGATTCCAAAAGCGAATATTTCTTCAATAGAGGCTTGCTTCCTGTTCCTATAGCTAGTAATCAATTTGTTCACTGTAATCTTTCTGGAAATGCTTTAAATCAAACAGGATGCTGGCATTTTATACAGGCCTGCATTTTATCAAATTCGACTTATGGATATTTAAATTTAGCTGGCCAAAAATATTATAATGGTCCAGAAGATGCAGTTTTTTACTCCATGAGGCCTGATATGTATGAAGGTCAAGTAGAATATGATGTAGAAATACCAGATATTAATAATGCATGTGTTTCTGGAATAGCAACTTTAATGGATAGACAGTGGCATGTAGTTGTTGATACTCATAGAAAGCCGCATGTTCATTATACCCCACATCTTACCGACTATGATGGACCTTATGGAAATCAAATCGACGGTTACCCAGAAGGTTACTTGGGAACCGACGACTCTGATTTTTATACAGATGAAACTGTCTGGACTGAATTCGTTGATGCTGATGAATCAGGAGAAGGAGATGAATGGATAACTGATCCATGGGGTTATTTCACACCAGGAAGAACTTACCCAGTAGACGAGGATTATTAATTATGGCATTTATAACTGTTGATCATAGTGTTTGGAGAACTCCAAGGTCTGACGAAGAAGGAATTGAGGGGAATAATGCAATAGTAGCACCTAGAGCTACATGGGTGTATGATGAAACTGATATGGAATTAGTCAAAGAATTCCCAGAATTTTATTCTTTACCCGAAGTTACTAATTACAATTGGAATATAGAAACATGGAAAAGCAACTTTAAAAGAGCGAAGTTTGAAGAAACTTTTGTTGAGTTTGAATTTCTAAAAAACACAGGAGATTCTCCGATTTTAAAAGTAAAAAATATTCAACCTGGTGAGGTTGTTACTTTGATGCTTACTGTAATAGTTAGTACCGATACTGGTGAAGGTGATATCAGTTTTAGATCTCTTCAAACTATAATAAGGGGTAATCCTATAAATACTACTTTTGATGTAGTTACTGAAGAAAACGGAAGCCCCAAAACAGTAACTGTTTTTGATCAACCTATAGAAACTGCAATATATAATGCAAACAAAGGTAAAATGGCAACATTTCCAGATTATGGAACAAGAGTAAGGAGGGCATTTAATGAAAAACCTACTATTAACGACTGGGTAAGTCAGCATTCTGCTAGGATAGCAAACAATGTAGATTTTTCATCCATAAGCGATACTCAAAATGTTGCAGAAATAGAAGAGGCCACAATAGACAAAACTGGAAAAACTAATTTTGTCAATAGGAGAATTCAAACTAGAGTCAGTGTTGGATTTACTGTTTTTGAGCAAAATATGTATGCTCATGGAAGATCTATAGATATCAATTCAATTAATACTTTATTAGACTCAAATCCTTTGAGTAGAGTCGATAAAGAAACTCCTATTTTAAAACCAAATAGAAGTCATTATGCTGAAGCTATTTTAAATCGATTAATTCAACCAATTGGATACAATAGATTTATTATGCCGCTAATGATGTCAGCTCTTACGGGACCAGACAGCGGAAATGTAAATATATTTTTCCCTGGAAGATCTAATCACTCAATAAGTGTTGATAAAACGAGAATGAGATGTACGAAGGGACAAGCTACTGTATGGCACCCAACAGAAGGGGGCGAATATGAAGATGGTGATCCTTGTGGAGACCACCCTCAACAAACTCCTGTTCCATCAAAATGTACATCTGCTGGACAAGAATGTTGTGACTCAAAAGACATGACTGGTAATGACTTTTGTGGCTACATGATGGTTGCAGATTGTAATGGGTCAGCAGGCTGCGGTTGTAGTGTTCCTCCACCTAGTCCTCCTCCCCCTGTTCCTCCTCCTACTCCACCGCCTAATGTTCCACCACCTAATGTTCCACCACCTGCTCCGCCACCGCCTAATCCTCCACCAAATCCGCCTCCCCCTCCATGTCAGCCTTGGGCGAAAACTTGCAGTCGGTACAGTAAACATATTCCAGGACCTAATGGACTTGGTGGAACAAGTTCGTGGTATTGTAGGAATGCCTGTGGAACGAATTCGCCTGCTGCAGAAGAATATGTAATGAAAGAAGCAGGTAAAGAATGTGTAGCCCATAATCACCCTAATACCAATTTGGGCGCTTCATATTTTGATTGGACTTCTCCGTATTGTACTGAGTATGATGTTATATTCAAAAAGGTAGTAACAGGTCACAATTGTAGCGGGGTTGGAAGCTGTAGTTAAGGTATGGCACAAAGGTAAAGTTCGTAACTATCTATATCTATAGTTGTTCTTCCCATACCTAAAGTCTCATCAATTTCACTGTAGCCTCCAGCAGTTCTTTCTAACTCTCTATTGAATGCTGTAGCAGCCTGTTGAAAAGATACTGAAAATGTAGTTCCTTTTTTTATAAACTCATTACTCTCAAAAATAGTTATAAAATGAGGTTCTGTTCCCGCTGTTTTATTTCCCCACCCCATTATATCATTATCGTATCCATAGGATGCTAATACCCATTCATTCAATAAACTTTTTTCTAATCTAGATTTTTCCGCTGGTTCTACAGCAGATCTTCTTAATGCTTTTCCAGCACTATTATCTTTCCAGAAATTTCCAAGAGTACTACCTTTATTTCCAGCATTTTCTAATGAAGTCATATTAAATGAAGCTATGTCGGTGTCGTAATTTGTTCTTTGCCCTATTTGATAATATGCAGTTAGTGCGGGAAAAGTTTTAAATGAGGAAAATGCCATCCATGGCCTGTCTAGATATGGCATCAATGGAACATTTCCGCTGGTATCGGGTATACCAAATGCATCCACCATCATACTAGCCCAATCAGCTTTGTTTTCTATATTCGTATCTAAATCTCCTATTAAGTATCTTACTGATTGATCATAACCATATCCAGGCCATATTGCTCCAGAAGCTTTATCCATTCCCCCAAATATAAAAGAATTAATTCTAAAATTAACTGAATTTCCTTGAGTGTCTTTAACGGGGGCAGCTATGCCTGGATCCATTGTAAAATTATCTAAATTACTAAACCATCCTGCAGAGCTAGCTTGAACTGTTGCATAATTTGCCATATTCACAGCGGGCGGTCTAATATGTCTATAATCTCCCTTTCCCATTGGTGTGGGAGGAATCCATCCACCAACAGGATTATAGTTTGGTTTATTAAAGTCTTGTTGATATGGGTAAACATCATCTCCTCTTGGACCCTTCCAATATTCACTATCCCCAGGCTCTCCAAAATCAAGATTATAATTTACTGGCTCTCCATTGTTTGTAGATTTCCATGGGCCGTCATAAACTGTATGAGCACACTCCCAATAACTAACCCAACTTGCCACATCCCAGTTCACATTACCCTTGACTTTTGAAGAGACATGCCCAAATTGTCCAGCTCTATTATTCCAGTAAGAATCTTGCCAGTATGCTAGGCTGGTAAATCCATTTCTAATGTGAAGAGATTCAGAAAGCTCATTAGAAAAAAATGGATGCCTGTCTGGTTTTCCTGTTATTCCTCCCGATGATTGATCTCCCCACCAGGAAGTATTAAATATTTCATATAAACTTTTTTCAGTCTCAGCTGGCGTTGATATAAATAACTCAAACCAGGTTACATCATTTTGATTTCCCAATTGCCAAGCTCTATTTAACGTATAATTATCTCCATCAAAATTTGAAAGTTTGTAATTTCCCCATGTATAATCTTCATTTGGGGAGCCCCTTGGTATTCTTAATGTAAAAGAAGAATTACTTAGTGAGTTCGGGCTTGTAGTCAAAACAATATTACCATTATTGACTGCAGAAATTTCATGCCATGTAGTACTATTCCCAAATTTTATTTGAAAACTTGTGTCAAAATATCTTTTGCATCTATTATTATTATTAGAATACATGTTTGAAAATGTTATCACTTTTCTATTGCTTGATGTATTGGTTGCTACTATTTTACTACTTCTATCTGTATATATTTCCGAGCTAGGTTGTTCTATCCATTCTCCTATGGTATCTTTCCATGCATGCAATACATTACCATTCTTTTTAATCGTCATATTTTTTAAGTAAATAGAACCAGTATCAGTCAATTGCCTTTTACTGTAAGATGGATGTATTGCCGCATCTTTAACATCTATACTATCTTTCCACCAAACTCTCTCAATTTCATACTTCCCTTCTGAATTTTTGTATGCTCTATGAGTGTCCCCAAGAAGACCTAAATAATCTCCAAAAAACGAATCACCTTCCCACCAAGCATGATCGCTTACCCATTTATGCTTGGCTAAAGTTTCTCCTTCATGAAAATAATCTTCTGGAAACATTGGAAGGTCATCATTGTCTGTGACTTGAAAGAAAGATGTCCAATAAATAGAATATGGATGAGCTCTTGGGTATCCATCTGTAAAATCTTGTTGATAAATATAAGGCTGTACATAACTTTCTATGTGCCTAGCTTCATGAATATCTACTACAGAGAAATTTCCTAAATGATTATTATTTTGTGTGGTAGTGCTTAATGGCTGAGGGGCAGCATGACCAATTTTTGGCATTCTTGTAAAAAACATATTATATTGTAGCCATGCAGCTCCACTTCGCTGTACCATATCATAGTTATCTACATCCCAAAATCTTTCACCAACAGCATTAGAGCTATTACTTTCTATATATTGTTCTCCAACTGCTCCAAATGGAAAAGTACCATTTATATTTGAAAAGCCATTTGTATTATTCGCATCCAATGGTCTTCCTATTTTTAGGTATACTGGATTTGTTGAATTTTCAAATAAACCATCATAAGAGCTTCCTGCAGTTCCAGGTTGTCTGAAAAACCATTTATCTGTTAAAATTTTATTTCCGCTATCTTTTATTGTATTAAAATTTGATGGTGCTGATGATCTATTTGAACTGAACATCCAGTGGTCTACTGTCCAATAACATCCATCCATCCAATCATAAAATTCAGAATCTGCAATTAAATTAGTGCAAAAATTCATTTTAGCATCTGTATATCCCCACCAATTTAATCCAGTAGGGTCGTTCTCATTGCTATTGCAACTTCTTACTGTTTTTAAATAGCATCCAAGGCCTTGGTTTTGTCTTCTTGCTGTTGTGTAAATAAACTCCCATGTTGATTGTTGGTAGCCATATGCTACTGGTTTAGTGCTCTCTACGCCCGCATCATCTAGAGATTTTTTCTTCATGCAATACCCCCCTCTGTGTTGCCACCAGTATTTTGTATACAATTGAACAATATTCCAAGGACATCCTCCTTGGTCTGGATAATACATAAACATTATATTAGGACCACCATATATACTATTTGAATAAATCGAATAATCTATGTCACTCTCCAAGGAAGAATCGTTAGATAATGTATCTAAATCTTCCCATATTTTATCATGGTAATCACCTGCTGATTCATCGAACAAAGCAAATTCCGAACACAAGTTGTCATCAAATAAAACAGTAGAACCGTCTGAATCGTAATCAATAAAACTTCCTGGGCAATCCGAGGGGTATTCCACCCATATCATTTTAAACTCAGTGCATTTGCTCATATTGCTTGGATAATTATATCCTTCATTGTACTCTATTGCTTCGTCAGAGGAATAATATATTTGGTTTCCTTCTCCATCTACATATGCTTCAACATCAAAGTATCCATTTCCATCCCCTCCTCCTCCTGTAAAGCAGTCTACATTAGTGTTGAATGTCGGAGTCCATTCATCTTCATAAGGATAATATCCATCTGAATCTGGAACTTTTATTCTAAAATTTGCATTATCTTTGGTTCTTCTATATTTATCCCAATTTACTCCTATTGTCCATGTATAACCCGCTCTTTTTACATGATACCAGTTAGTTTGATTCCATGATGCATCACCCACTTGTTCATGATATTGATTCCAGGAACCAAGAAATACTCTTCTGTAATCGGTTTTGTGTTGTTTAAATGGTCTTGGATCAATTGCTGAGTAACCATTTGGGTGTACTAATCTTAAATTTCTCTCCCAATAGTTATATCTTTTTCTTTTTAAAACTAAAGCATATCCTAAAAAATTTTTATCTGCTGTTACGGTGATTGGATTGTCTTTATGTATTCCTATGAAAGGATTTTCTACTGTATGAGCATGAGCAGTATTTGACAGCCAATGACAGCTCTCTCTGTTTTGCGCTTGAAATAAATCATCAGAAAGTGTAGAGTGCGAACTTGTTCCCTCATTTAATACACTACCATCATCTGGGTTTATCTTTCTTGAGTAATTTCTTTTTTGTGTATAAACATTTTCTATATCATCTACGGTCATATTATTTACCGTGTTTCCGTAAAAAGTATTTGTGGCTACTTGATTTTCGTAACTTTCCATGTCAGGCCAGCCAAATACATAAGGCTGCTCTGATCCCATTGCATACCTCGATCTACTTGGATCATTTTGATCATATCCATCGAAACTTGGATCATAAAAAACTTTATATATTTCTTCCCTATTTCTTTCATTATATGGATTTCTACCATCATAATAATATAGATTATAGAACTCCATAATTCTATCTCTACGCTCTCCCGCAAAGCTAAAAACAGAATGACTATCTTCAGTTTTTGTTTGGCCAAATCTCACATCGTGAGCTGAACTTTTTACAAAATGGCCCAGCTCAGCTATATCTGCTATTGCACCGTAATTATTCCAATATATTTGGTCAAATGGCATATCTTGAATTTATCCCTCAACCTCTTTTTCTTTACTATCTTTTGACTTTTTTTCTATCTCAGATCGAAGATCTAGTTCCTTTTCGAGAATTTCTATATTTTTTTCTATATTTTCTTTTTCTTTATTTAGTTCGTACAAAAAAGCTTTAATATTTACAACATCTAATTCCTTAATATTCATAATACATTATATTATGTTTTTTTTATTTATTCTTAAAGTAATTTTATTAAAAATTACCAAGATGCATCTGCAGTGTTTTTCGTATAACTGCCCTGTCTATATAAATCTATCCTGAATCTTATGCTGGTATTAGTTCCCACGGATGTTGGTTTAGCAACTAGATATGAATCTTTGTTTGCTCCTGGTTCTATTTTATTTGTATTACTCAAGGTTGTATAATAACCAGCTTTTGTAGCCGTGAAGTTTCCATATTTATTTTCAGGCCCCAATATACTTGGCACAGCTGCTTGAGGATCGTTTTTAGTAAACCTAACAGTGGCATTGTCCACATCAGTCTCTAGATATATACCTGAAACAAAGTATCCTATAGGACTATTTGATATTATTGTATATAAATCATTTAAAACGGGTAACCTAATATCTCCATGTATGCAAGTAATAACTTGATTTGCTATACCCCAAGCACTTTTTGGGTCTGTTCTAAAATTAGATATCCATCCACCCATGTGTTCTCCCTGAAGAAGGAATCCTTTACCATATGTATTAGGGTCTGGCGGATCGTAATTTGAGGGATGTCTGGTAGTTTCATATATTGCATTATCTTTAGAGCTGCTCGCTAAACCAGTTACTGTTAAATATTGATTTTCACCTGCCCATCCAAAAAGTTTTCCAGCTTCATTTACCACAGAAAAATGCCCTTCTGAATTTATATACCAACCAACCCTATATGGATTTGTACTTGCATTATGCGCTCCAGCAGCTACAGTTTGTAAATTGTTGCTAGTTCTTGGTACATCATAATCAGGGTGAGATGTTGATAACCAGTCTGGATCCATGATCAAACTGCCCACTCTTCCGTATCTTCCAGTGATTGTTCCTTTTACAAATGCATTTTGAGCCCACATAGAGCCTTGTTTGTCTACATAAAATGGATCCGTGTTTTTAGGAGCTCTATTTCTATTACTATATCCATAAGATCCTATGCTGATTTCTCCATCATCCCAAACTTTTAACCAAGGTTCGCTTGATGTTCCTTTACCTATCATCATTTTGACCCCACTAATGTTTCCTCCTCTAACTACAAGATCGCTTAGTATTGTTTCTCCATCAGCGCCCAAATAAAAACTCTTTGTGGTACCATCCCAAACGCTTTGATAGTTTATGGAGCGCATAGCACTGCTGTTTATAAGTATACCATTTGTATCTTTTGTTACCGATGTAACATTTCCGTATTCGTCTCTATTGACCCGAGATCCAAATCTTATACCATCTCCAACATCTACATTGCCAGATATGCCAACATCACCTATGATGTAAGCATCCTTAGTTTTGAGAGTTCCTTTCCGAGATACAAAAAATGGGTGATTCTTGCTTGGAGCTGTTGCAGCTGTACTTAAAGATCCATTTGTAGTCCATTTGGCTCCTGCATAATCTCCTAAACTTATATCTCCATTGGAAAATGCTTTAAACCATGGGTTGTCTCTGGAACCTCTTCCAATCAATAGATTTGCGCCACTTATCCAGCCTCCAGTTACGGCTAAATTATGTAAAATTGCTTTACCATTTTGTGTTAACTGGAACCCTTTGTCGGATCCATGCTGAAAATTAGTAGACTGCAATCCAAATCTGTTGATTAAAATTCCATCTTCATCTGTAGCACTAATTACTGTTCCGAATCTGTCTCTAGTAACATGGCTACCAAATCTCATTCCATCTCCAACATCCACTCTACCAGAAATATTTAAATCTCCTCTAAATTCAGCATCTTGAGCAAATAAATTTCCTTCTCTGGAAACATAGAATGGGTTATTGTGATAAACTAAGCTTCTTCCTATAGATATATCACCTTTACTTGTTACCCTAAAAAATGCATTATCGTAACATCCATTTCCTATAATTAATCCCATGGACCCGCTAAGTAAACCCGAACGAATGTCAATACTTTTAAAGTATGCTGTTCCATCACCTACAATCTTCCAACCTCGAGCATCTTCTGTTGGGTCACAAGGATTAAAATCATCATCAAAATTATAACTTTGAATTACACTACTGTAACTATTGTAAGTGTCTCCTAGAACAATTGTTTGTCCAACTTCTAGTGCATCTGCTTTTGCAGTTCCTAAAATTTTTGCATCTGCAGCGAATAAAGACCCGTCTTTAGTGACTTTAAATTTAGCATCATGTATTCTCCAGTAATCTCTAACGACTGGTACATTATTTGAATCCCAATCTCTTGATCCTGTGGTAGTAACTCCACTTAATCCGTATGCATTTCCAAATAAATTATAAAAATCAAAACCGTTGTATTCTAAACCAGGAAGTTCAAGTTTCAATATACCATTACTTTGGTTAAATGATTCTACTTGAGCTATCTCCCAGCCATAATAAAAAGGACCTCTTTTCCAGTTTGTTTCTAGATATACTCCTGGCCTTATAGCCGCTTTTTCTATGGCAGTTAAATGATCAGTTTCAATTTGTACAAATACAGAAGAATATTGATCATCGTAATCGTATCCCTCATATGTTTCCCCAAAAATACCACTAACACCAAGCTCTCCCTTAAAGAATCCAGAGATTTCTTTTGTTTGGTTTCCGATTGTTAAGTTTCCTTCTGAGTCAACATTAAAAGCCGAAGTTCTACTTGCTCCAATTTCAATAGTTCCAGCAGTTAAATTTCCTCTAATCTCTAAAGTGTTTGGATCTATATCTATGGCATGAAAACCATCTGGGTCTTTTGAAAATGTAGGTTTTGTAAAATCTGAATCAGAATATTCTTTATGACCAGTCCAGAATAATCCGTACCCTCCTGGAGAAGGGTCGCCTATTCTGAACATTTTATGGTCTAAGTATACACCCTTTCCTATTGAATATGCATATTGTGGAGTTTCTACAGCTCTTGTAAATACATTATCACTCAAAACTCTTCCGCTTGGGTGTGATAATATAAAATCTGCTGCAGTTATTCTATCAGTTAAAATTCTGCTTGCATATATATTAGATATGTAATCTGCACTAACAGCTCCTCCAGTCACATATCCTTGAGTGTGAGGGGTTTCCCCAAATGCTAAGTTAGCTTCGTTTGAGAAAATAGTTTTAGCTTTATTTACAGGATAATAATTATGAACATCTCTGGATATTCCTGATACAAATTGCTTACTTAAGTTGTCTGATTTATCTAACGTCCTTAAAAAATAAAAATAGTATATACTTTCTCCATTAATGCCTGTTTCTACATCATTATCAATATATGATGTCGATGCTGAAAGTTTGTATGTATATAATTCTGGATTATTAAAGAAATAACCGCTAATATGAGACATCTTCCAGCAGTTAGTGTTTGGGTTTGCTAAAGTAGGCTCAACAGAATCTTCTTTTACTATACCTGTCGGTATTCCTGTCTTATAAACCAATATACTATCAGTATCTTTTGATATGCCTTGATCCCAATCCCATTCCAAGAATATTTGCTTTGGTCCTGAAATTATATTAAAGTTATTTGGAATTTTTGGGAGAGTTGAATCTTTTGGAGTTTTTATTGGATTATCGTAAGACAAAGTCCACTGGCTTTGCTTTCCGTCATGCTCATTGATTCTTGCTCTTAAATAATATGTTTGATTAGCTTCTAAATTACTAAAGATTCCGCTTCCAATATTCCTGCCAGGATATCTTACCTTTAAATCATCATCATCGTCACTATATTGTACAGGAATTTCTTGTGTTCCTATTAATGGGTTAAAGCTTGGTCTTTTTGATAGTTGTATAGTATAAGATAAATGTTGCCTATTGAGCGGATCATCATTTATTAAATAATTTATAAATGCATAAGATGTTCCATCACCCCCATCGTCATTAATTATTCCAGTAGTGCATCTTACTTCGTCTCTAAATAAAGCTTCTGTTCTTCCTACATCCACTAATCTTCTTTCGCTTATCTTTCCTTTATTGTTCGATGTGTCTTCAGCTTGAAGCCAAAAATAAAATTTCTTACCCGCATTTGCAGAAAAATCTTTTAATGGAATTATATCCGAAATTGCTATCGTCGATTGATGAATAGCAACCTTTTTTTGGTCTGAAAAAGAGTATTCATCTTCTGAAACTGTAGCTATATCAGTTCCAGTATATAAATGTATATGCTCTAAATCATGGTCACCTGGATTTTCCCAGCTTAAAAATATATTATTTCCATTTTTTTGAGAAGAAATCCAAGTTGGTGTACCAGGTGGGATGTTATCTGGAGCAGCATATATATAGTCCTCATATCCAGGTTTTATATCATAATATTTATTTGTCAGTATTGTATCATCAGCCCAATTTGATTGAAAAATATCAAAAACAGATTTGACTCTTACTTCATAATAACTATCTCCTTTAGCTTCAAAAATATAATGCCCCGAACCTTCTCCAAGAACCCCAGGGTTATGAAAGGCTTTAGTTGAATCTCTTTGACCCAATAAAGTCATCTCCTCAACATTCTGATACTCCGTGAAATAATATCTAAAAGAATCGTCGTTTTGTTCCTGTCCTGAATAAAATACATGTATTACAGACCTGCCATCTGATGTTATTTCTCCACTGGTATGAACTACTGGACCATCTAAATTAACATATTCAAATGATGTATCCACATACATTCCTGTATTATTAGAGCTATCTACGGCCAATGCATGAAAATACCATTTTGTGTTTTCGTATGATTCTGAACCAGGTTTATTAAATTTATCTATTGCAAAAGAGGGTGCATCATCAGGAAGAACTGAAGCAAAGGGACTCGAGTAATCTATTGGGAGATCCTCTATTTTTGTGGTTGACTGTTCTTCTTCTACTGTAAAATCAAAATTTTCTTTACCAATTCCAGTATAGAGTAAAACTTTTACTACATCATTTTCTTTAGGTTCATCCCAAGAGAATCTAAAATTCGACCACTCTTTACTGACCCTGAATCTTTCTAATTTTCCTGGAGGTTTGGAATCTCTTGGTACATAAACATGATCTGATACAACATCATAAATTTCATTGCTTAAAATTGTATCAGTAGCCCAATCAGTTTCATTTTTACTTAAAACTATTCTAGTTTTTACATCGTAAAATGTATTTCCATTTGCCTCAAATACAAAATGCCCTGATCCTCCATAAGTATCGCTATCATTATAAGCAGCTTTGTCCTTCCCTTGGAAGGTCTTAATATCGAAAGAATTAATATCTTTATATTCGGTAAGATAGTATTGAAAAGTACTATCATCTTGAGCTACTCCAGAGTAAAAAACATGAACTAATCCTTGACCTGCTTCATTTACTGTTCCACTAGTGTGTAGAACAGGAGGAGACATGTCCACCGTTTTAAATTCTGCATCTGTATAAACTCCTGTATTATCAGAAGTATCTACTGGAAGAATGTGAAATGGATATGTAGTTGCAGCATTTTTGTACTGTATTACATCGTCAAATCTAGATATAGGAAATACTGGTCTATCGTCTTTATTTACCGAAGCAATTAATCCATTTTTATTTTTTGCAATTTCGATGATTTTATTTTGATCTACAGTAACTTCTCCAAAATTATCTTTACCTACTCCAGTATAAAGTAGGACTCTATTACAATCCGCCTCTGGAGGAGGATCCCAGGAAAATTCAAAGTCAGAAAACTGTTTTCTAATTTCAAAGTTTTTAATTTTTAGTGGAGCAAAATTATCTTTACCTATTTTTGCAGTAGAAGTTGCCACTAAGGATTCTCTGTTTTCTGATGTGAAAGCCGATAATTTTCCGAAATATTCTGTGTTGGCTGTTACTTCTCTTATTTCAAGATGACCAGATGCACCAGCTTCATATTGTGCTGGTGCAGTTTTTATATCTTCCTGAAAAATATTTATTGAGTGATTGGACACTCCAAAGGTTTCATCATTAATTTTTAGAAAATATTTTTTAAAACTTTTGTCGTTGTGAAATTGTCCTGAGTAAAATGCATGAAGTATTGGAGACTGCCTATATGTATCAGTTCCTTTACCTTCTTCTCTTATTTCTCCAGAAAGATATAAGTCTGGAGCTACAGCCACATCAAATAAACTAATTAAATTACTATTTCTTGGATCACTAAAATTTCCTGCTACATCAAATGCTCTTATATGGAACATAGCATTCGTTCCTATACCTAAAGGATTTCCATTTAAATCAGCAAAAGACCCTCTACTTGTATCTGCTTCATAAACGGTATGGGATGCATATTTACCTACAACTTCTGTAAAGGAAGATCCTATTTTAGGTAATCTGTATTCGTTGTAACCCCCAGCCCCTTCTTCTCCTAAATTTGTATTTTCAAATTCTGGAACTTCTCCTCCTACCCATCCAGTATATAATCTAAATCCTATTAAATCTAACTCTCTATCTGGAGATTCATTTTCCCATCTAAAGCTTAAGTTATTCGGAAATAATGGGTTTAGAGATACATTAAAGTGGTCGGGTGGGTCGGGAGGTATTAAGTCAGGCTCTCCCCTGAAAAACATTACTTTTTCCTCTGATCTTCCAAAATCGTTAGCCTCAGACCATCTCAATTCGTAATAACCGTTTGAATCAGGGAGTTCAAATTCTCCAGATACCGCACCAGTTACTCTAGCTTCATATGCATCTGCATCAAATATTGCACAACCATCTATTGCTAAATCATCAAATTCAGATTCATATCTCGGGTGAGCAACTTCAAGAAATGGAGTAAATTTAGAATCTTTATAGTTTGGCAGACTAACTGTTAAATTATTACTTCCTCCAACTCTAGCTTTGTCTCGATCTGCACCCAAACTAAGATCCCATAAAATCTTATTTGATCCACATTTTTGTTTGAGACCAGGAACCTTCCATTCATTATTTTGTAATAAATTTGTATCATTGTTACCCATTTTTGTCACCACGAGACTTCTGTAGTACTCTTCAGTGATTCTTTGCACTCGCATGAAGTAATTTCCAAAATTTGTTACATCTGGATTATAGTAATCTTCATTCTCCTCTAAATTATGTATGAAGTAATTTGCTCTCGATCTAGTAACCCCTTCTGAATTTACATATCCAGTCGCAGCAATTATAACTTCAATAGTATTTTTTTCTGGAGCTCCTAAGTTTTGTACTTGAGTATTATCGTCGGGATCGTCATCAAATTGAGGTAAAGGTCCACCTCCAGCTGATGGTCTATTTGCTGGAGTCGGGTCGTATGGAACTGTCCTGGCTGTATATATTGTTGATAAAGAGTCAGTTTGGCTAAATTTTTCCCTATTATATTCCATTGCAATCATAGAATATGTTCCATCCTGATTTTCTGTTTTACCTAACAATTGATATTCTTTAGAATCAAAAGCTTCTGTAGACCCATCAGCTTCTTCTCCATGCAATATATACAAGGCTCCTTCCTTTAGTTTAGTTGATACTGATTTTCTTTCATCTCCTCTAGGCATTCCAGCTAAAACATTTGTAGCAAGAAAATAATCATTGAATGTTTTGTATCCAGCTGAAGAACTTATAAAGCTTATTTCTTTTGGAATTCTTTGAATTAAATCTTCGTTTTGATGAGTTAATATTTTAGTTCCAGATGTAGTTACTTCAAAATAATTGTTTAAATTTGTATTTGCAGATCTTTCTGAGTTTATTGGAATTATTTCAGCATCTCTTTGCCCTCCATCGGACGCACCTTGATGCTGTCCGTTTCTATGTATAAATTCAATATAATGTTCAGATTCATTTAGATTAACATCTTCATCAGGGATTAAAAAGCTTATGCTTGTGTATTTTTTTGTTAAATCTAATTTTTGATCTATAAAAACATAATTTTTACTAGGGGTAGGATTATCATCGACCACTTCTAATACTCTCCCCCCTACTTTAAATCCATTTCTTAACTCATCATATATTGTAAAAATGTGCCCTGGTTCTATATGTTCTGCTTGACTGTCTGTTGTAAAACTTACAGTTTCTTCCTCGAGTACTGAAGTTAATAAAATCCACCTAGCAGTCCTTAATGCTTGATCTCGAGAAGTACAGCCGACAGCCGTTACTTCTTTTAGATTCCAGCCGTATCTTGTGATGCCTTCGGGATCTTCTACGTATTCGTATTTAGTTAAAAATGAATCTTCTTTATCCTTGTAAGCTACTTTTACAGCTGTAAATTTTGACTGCCTTGGAGCTCCTGCATAACTAAAATTTCCTTCTAATACAGAATCATTGCTGAATTTAAATATTGAATTTTTAAGAGCATTCATGGAGATAAAAATCTCCAAATTATTGAAATATGCTATACCTCTAAAAATCGAACAAATCTCATTTACAGTTTTGTATGCATCTGCTGGATTTTGAAGCAAAAGGTTGCAACTAAATCTCCGCTCTTTTTTAAATGAGTTGTCAACTGGTATTGATGTTGGAACTAGTTCGTCGCAATATTTGGCAATTTTAAATAATTCCCATTTGTCTAAATTAACATCTCTTATGTATTCTCCTAAACCATAAATATCATTGGTCAATATATCGTACAAAATCCAAGCTGGATTATCGGTCCATTCTAATTCTTCTTTAAATGTCCCATCCCAAACTCCTTCGTGTCTTTCTTCGCTTGTATGCGAACTACCCTTTGACCCATAACTACTTGTATATGCCCTTAAATTTGTTGGCCCTTTTTCATTCTCCAATTTTTCAACATAATTACTGGGAACCTTTACCCTTTTTAGTTTCATGTCAAAAGACCTAGTTGGAGCATTTCCAAAGTTCTCTGCATTAACTAATGATGCAATCATAGCAGAGCCTGGGTAATTAAAGTTCCTGTCTACTATTTCTGTAACTGAGTCAAGTGTTACTGAAAATTTACTTTTAAAATTGTATGACTGAGCTGTTACATTTCTTATGTAAATCTGTCTTGGTCTAGGTCCAGAGAGATCTTTCGGGTCAATTAATTTCAACCAAATATCTTCTTTGTATTGAGATAAAGATAAGCCTTGAATATCAACAAGAACATTGTAGTCGTTTAACCCATCAGGTATAATTTCTTCGATCACGCCATCATCTAGGCTTCGATGTGTAATGCCAGTTATGTCTCCCCATATCATAACTTTACCTTTATTGGGCTGTTGCTCTCCAGCTTTATCTATGGTGTAACATTGATCTACATTTAATGTAACCCCAAGCCAGTCAACATCTTCATCCATTACTGAGTGTGTTGTTTGACTAGTTATTCTTTTTCCCTGGCCATCGTCATTCTCTTCTAGTTCAACTTGATTTCCTAACGGAACATTTTTTCCTATAGTTTGAGATGCATAAGAAAAATCTTCTAACCAATAAAAGTTGTCATCTTCAGTTTCTCCACTTTCTCCCTGGTTGACATAAAAAGGAGTTTGATCTAGCTCTCCTCTTTTCCATGCTACTGATATATTTCTAAAATTATAAATTCCAGCTTGAGAGGTGTCTGATGTTGTTAATTGTACGGGTGTATCGTTTAGATAAATCCCCTTTAATATTCCAGCCCCCTGAACTAAACCTCCAGTTGCATCACAAAACCCTTCAATTGGGCCTTCAGATACAACATCCAGCATTTTCATAAATGCTGTGGATTGTAGTTTTTCTTTATCTTCTTTAGATACAGCTAGAAATTTTCCACCAAAACCGTCTCCAGTTATTGTTCTTCTGAACAATCTGGGTGTAGTATTAGAAGCGTAACATACTAGGTTATACATAATTTACTTAACTTTCAGTATACTGATCAACAATGACCGCTCCTTCCAGAGATCCATCTGGCTTCTTTATTGTTGCATTTAAGTAATCAAATGCATTTAATCTGCAATTCATTACGGATGATGATATTACAGTGCTACCAACTCTTAATCTTCCATAACCAACTGGGACTCTAGCTCCTTGTGTTATATTATTTATGGGTCTGGAAAAAGTAAATGATGATGTGCTTTTCATCTTAGGAGCACTATCTTCCATTTCTGGTGGATCAGGCTCCTTCACTAGTTTATCCATTAATCCTTGCATTAATACAGCCCCACCTATTTCGAATAATAAATTTCCACCCCAGCTTAATAGTCCTCCCCAAAATCCACCTATGCTTGATCCTAAAGCACCCGCACCCCAGCCTCCAAACATTCCCAAAAGTCCACCAAGTATCATTCCTATTCCACCCTGTGGGACCATAAAAAAGTGAATATTTTCGGCTTCTTTATTCACTTGAATTTTTAATTCATCTTGACTTCTTAATGGTTTCTTATCAACGAAAACCATATATTTAGTTTGCTCTTGACTCTTTTTTAGTAAATACCCAAGGAATCCTTCTTTGTTCGCATCAATAGCTTTAATAGCTTCAAGCGGACTACTTATATCAAGTTTCCATTCTTTGCCAAATTTCTGACCCAATTTACCATGTAAAAAAACATTTACCATAACAACCTTAAACCTATTATAATATACACAACTTAACCTTGCTTTCTGTTAGTAATTTCAGATTCTTATACATTCTAAGCTTTTGTGGATAATGTATTTTATATTTTTTTGTTACTGTACTATATATGTATAAAGGCATAAGCATTTCTTCTGAATATTTTATATCATAATCGGAAGGGGATTCATCACCTAAAACGTGAGAATGATAACACATTAATATTTTGTATTTTTTAAATGCATTTACATAATCAAATGGATCAATTTTGAAATATCTAGCCTTATCTTCCGCTTTATTTTCACATTGTTTAACAAAAAATTTTTTTTGTTTATATAGCAAAAATCCACAACTTTCTTCCTGTGGGAGATTTTCGCATATTTCTGCTATTTGTTTATGAATCATATTAAAACAATCTACTACCTGGAAAGCCTCCGTATGGTAAGAAGTCCGCATCTGGAAATCTTAATTTACATCCAGATATTTTTTTATTACAAGCATCCCTAGCCCAGTACTCAGTATTTATTGATGGCTTGTTTTTTGAGCTAGATGTGTGAGCAACTATACAATAGTATACTACATTTCTTGGGCTACTTTCTATACCCTGATCGTCCACTTGAATAGTTACAACATCTTTTAATTTATAATCTACCCCAGCTTCCCAAAGCCCCTTGTTTGTGATTCCATCTATAACAAATCCTACATTATTAGAATCAGATATTGGCCCTCCATTATAGCCGCATCCTTTACCTCTATATTTCCACCAGCAATAATTATTTAATATAACTCTTCTTGGAACTGAAACATTTTCAAAATCAAGAGCATTTGATAATTCAAATTCTACAAAAAATTTATTTTCTGTAAGTTTTTGGTTAATTATCCACTTGTCTGGTCTCAATGTAGCATTTGGATCAGGATCTATACCCATAGATTTCCAGTGATCTATGTCTGCATCATAGTTTAAAAAATTTTCTTTATCTAAAAATCTTACAAAAGTTTTAGTTCTAGTTATTTCGGCTTTAACCAAGTCGTCCTTGTCTTTTATATATCTTGATAATACGCCTTGAAAATTAATTAATTTAATTGTAGGTCTAGATAAGCCTCCGTCTGATCTTGTGCTAAGGTCAGAGACCTCAAAAGGTAGATAAAAGTATTCCTTGTTATTGAACTTAAGGCTATCTGTTACATTAATTACCCCACCATGAAACCTGATTACATCTTCACTATTTCCAATTCTTGAAATTTCCCATAGATCAATCATTGAAGTTTGATTGTTTGAAAAAATTTCTTGATTTATATGTTCTCCTTTATAAAATGCCATAACAATATTTTACTATATTTTTTTTAAATATTAAAATTTTTTTTAATTTTCTCTTCTTTTAAGTTCAACTGCAAAGTGTTTGTATCTTTGTATACATAGTCGTGTTTAATTGATGTGCATGTAAATTTTGATGTTCTTAACTCTGGTTTAATTGTGTTAAATGTAAATGTCTCAATCCCTTGTCTACCAATAATTAAGCATAAAATTTTATATGCATCTAGATCTGTCATTTTTTCATAAGTAATACTTATTTCGTCTGTTCTACTAAATGTACCATCTTTACTATACTCTGACCTAGAGTTACCCAACGAGTAATCTTTTGTGTGAAAAGTTGAATTACTATTAACACTATATGAGGGCAATATATCTAAATGTTTTTTATAAAAATACTCTTGAAAAATATTTTTTCTCTTTTCTGACATTGAATTAGCAAACAATAAATATTTTAAGGTTAGCATCGAAAAGTCTTGATTATAGAAATTAGCTGTTATTGAATTTAAATCTCTGTAACTTTCTGTTAAAGAAAATTGAAAGCATTTAAATTCTTGAACGAAATAAGGATCTAATGAAATTAAAGACTTAAATTTTTCATCATCATTAAGCTCGCTGTATTCATGTTTTTGCATTACAAAAACATCATTTTCATTTTCCTCTAGAAATTTTATAATTTCGTTTGCATCTTTATCGCTCCTGTCGTTAAAATTTACATCAAAAGACATTGCTACTCTATTTAGAAGAGCTGGTTTAGAGCTTACATATTTGTTTCCGTATTCAATTTCGTTATTTTCGAATTGCACAGTAACTGATGATCCGTATGATGGAACAAAATTAAATGGTTTATAGTATTTAAATTCTTTTAATTCAGAATCAATCTTTGAATTAGCGATAAAATCTGCATAAGATGTATAGTTTGAATTATCTTGACTTCTGAAAAATTTCTTTTGGGTTTCAAAATTTCCCCAAACATGTCTTGGATCAAAAACATTCATCTCAAGCTTTCGTATATTCCTATAGTTCCAGCTAACACTCCTTCAGCGCTTACACTTAAAGATTGGCTTGTTATTATTCCATTACAAGTTACATCTTGACCTCTTGCCGCTTTGTCTATATTTTTCGGGGAAAGTTTTACGGTCGCAAAGTCTTTACCAGAAAAACTTATGATTGACCCAATATTTTCTCCAGCTATGCTCATTTTCCTTTCAACTTTACTTAAGGCTACAGACCTTGGATACCTGTCTCCTATAATATATTTAGGAACTCTTTGACAAGATACAGAATAATCAATTGAACTAGGAAAATCTAATCCTATATTTTCTTTATTAAAATTAATTAATTCTGAATATGCTCCATTTGCAAATTTTTCGTAAAACTCATCTCTTCCTATGCTTGGGTCCGCTACTCCTTCCGCACCATTTGACCGTTGATCATAACCGCTATAGATTGTGAAAGTTGCCTTGTATTTTACAACTTCAAATGGTTTCATAGAAACTGAATAACTTGTTAACCCAGCTCCAGAAAACTCAATTCCACAAAATTTTCCATCAGCATATTTTTGTCCAGTAAATTGTTCAATATGATCTTTTCCAGCATCTACTATATAGTATTCTAAATCTAATGTTGCAGTTTCTACAGAAGATGCTGAGTAATGTTGTCCATATCTAAAGTCGCCACCATATGCTCTATTAGCCTCTATATTTGCATTGATTGATATTGCTGCACTCTGAGCTAATACTTTTTTGCCGCCTATCTCTACTTCGCATTCTTGATATTCTATATACCTGGACATATTTAACTCCCATCTGGAAACCCATAATAATTAATTATCGGTTTATCAATAGTAAGACATTCGTAAGAAAGCTTTGCTTTAGTATTATTTTGAGAATCAACACTCACATTTTCTGAAACTAAATAAGAGTTCGGGAATTCAAATGTACAATACTTATCAGGATCGCATTTGTCCCTCATTTTAACACTCAAATTTTTAACATGAATTCCTGTTTTAATATAATCGTGTAATGATCTAGTTTGATAATCTATTATGTCAATATCTACATTAAAATTTTGTTTTACAGGTTTTATGGGAATTATATCACAAGGATTTAGAGATCCTATTTTATAATAAGGTTGATGTGCTGTAATTATTGTTAAAGTAAAACTTGAAACATGATTTGATTCCCTCCCATCGCAAACTAATGATATTCCGCTGCTGAATGGTATGAAATCTACTGTTGTAGCTGGTTCCTTTGGCGGGTTTTCTGTTGGAATCTTTGCTGTTTTTCCCATATCTCCATAAATCGCCATATTCACACTTGTTTCTGGTAGAGAATCAACGGTAAAGGAGCATGTATAAGATTCTATAATTCCGCTATCAAATTTTATTATAGGATTTTGTTCGTCACCAAAATCAGCAGGCTCGTAAGTGTAATCATCGATCAAATCGTCATAGACTGGGTTTAAATCAAAAGGTAAAAATTCTAAACTTCCGTATATATAATCTTTTGATCCTATATAATCAGTAATATTTTTATCACAAGTTAACATTTTTTTACTAAATGATATATTGCCTTTACCAAACCCATTTTGAATTTTAGATATTCCACCTCTGTTTCCTATAGCTGCAGAGTTTTCCATAGGTATAGTATATGAAGCATCAATAGATTGCAACCCAGATATAACATCACCAAATATAGTAAATCTTTTATCTGTAGAATCTAAATAATATTTGCTTGGCTTTAATTTCATTCTATCTCAATGTTCCACCAATTCTTTTTTCTCTAGCAATAACCTCCATTACCGCATTCTTTACTCTTGATGCAAATTCTGGAGTTGCTAAAGGATTATTTGATGAGTTTTCTGTTTTCGATCCAGAATCATTTACATTTATACTAATGTTAACGTCACCGTGGCTAACTGTAGATGCTCCCGTGTTCGAATTGGCTTGTGCTGTAGGAGAAAAAGTTCCACTATTTATTTTNTCCATAGCTCCTGTGCCATAACTCTGCACAGCTTCTTTGCTCATCACATACTCACCACCTGTAAGTATTGAAGGGACGTTTCCTCCTGTATTAAAATTTATTCTATAATCGTCCTGACTTCCAGTGATTTTATGTTGGATGTTTTGTTGTCTTAAATATTTAGACTGTTGTGCAGCGGTCCACCCCTCTTTCTTGAAAGCCATTATATCTGACCTAATTCCTTTTCTCTCAATTGGATCTATTTGATAGCCTGTTCTGCCCCTATCAAAAGTGTAACTTTGATTTGAATCAAGTTGCCTATTTAGAGCTTTCGCTTGGTTCTTGTCATTTAGTTTCGACATGAATCCAGTTCCATTCAACCAATCCATTCCTTTGCTGATAGCAAAGCCTCCTAGAGCGGTTAAGGCTAATCTTTTCCAGACATTACGTTCTTGTTTCTTTTTATATTTTTTAACTTTTTCTCTATACTCTTCTTGCCTTCTTGTTTCTAGATCCTGTTGAAATTGGTTTTCTTGTTCCCTGAAAAATTCTTGTATTTGCCTGTCATTACTGATAGCTTTAGCAGATAGGGATCGACTTATTCCTATTTCAGGTCTAGTTTCCTTGTATCTAGTTACAGAACCATAATCATTTTTGTCTTGATAACTCTCTCTTTTGGCAGCTTTTGGCCCTGCAATATTTAAATTAACACCTCCACCTTCATTGAACCCTTGGACCATTCCACTGTTAACACGATTCATGAAGTTTACACCATACTTATCAACAGAGCTTTTCTTTATTACATATTCACCTCCAGTCAGCATCGCTGGTACATCATCTCTTACTCCACTTCCTCCAGTAACCACACCTCCAACATTAAACTTCTTTTCTCCCCCTGTTCCAAATAGACCTCCAGTTATATTTCCAATAGCTCCCGTTATTCTACTTGCTGCGCTCTGTAAAAATGCTTGCTGAACCATATTAAGAAGCTGTATTCCTACTCCCTTCATGGCATCACTAAAACTTTCTGCTCCACTAATTGCAGTTTGCATTGCATCAGCCAGTCCATCTTTTAGGACCATTGGCATGTCTTGGCCAAGTCTTGCATAAATACCTTCAGCCTGCTGCTCTACGCCAGCAAAACCAACTTCTAAACCCAAACTAAATTGCTGTGTAAATTCCTTTGCGAACCCTTTGTCTCTTGGAGTAGTTCTTTCCATTTGCAAAATTAAGTTCTGGTTTGTTTCATTAAGTTTTGCCAGTTCTGTTTGTAGTCTTTTTATTTCTTCAACATCTCTAGTCTTAGCACTTTCTTCGTCATGCAAATCGCTCTTCAGTTGGCTCATTAACTCAAGATTTTTTGAGTAATTATCCATCATTCCAGGATCCCCCTTGTATTGCACTTGCTCTGACTGAAGTTTAGCTTCAGCTCTTTCTAAGCGAGTGGCAAAAGGGTTCATATCTAACATCTGAGATTGAATATCTGCCTGTCTATCATCTGTTGCAATTTGAAGAGCTGAAGAGGCTGCTGCAGCACGAACATCATATCGATCCATATTGGCTTGCCTGCTAGCGCTCTCTTGAGAAAGATCAGTAAATTTTAATGTTTTTGTAAAGTCTGTAACTCTCGCCTGAGCTTCAAGTTCTTGGAACTTCTTTTGCATATTTTCAGTTATAGCATTTTGTCCAAGTATATATTTCTCTAAAGAAATCTTTCTTTGTTCAGCTATCTCTGCAAATAATTCATCATTACCCTTGGCTTTTTCAAGTGCCTCCGAATAAAAATTCATTATTTCATCAACACTCCTTGCATTAGCTATAGCTAGGGAAACATCGCCAGATTGTTTTGTAAACTCTGTAGTCTTTACATCCTTGTTTGGATCAAGTTTCGACTTTGCTTGATCTTGCTGTGTAATGCTTGGTCCTTTTCCAGGCTCTTCGCCAGAACTAGTAGTTCTTTTTTGATTTGTAAGGATTTGCATTTCTTTCCTGATGTTTTCCTTTTCTTTTGTTACTTGTGCAAGCTTTGCCTTCTGAGCATCATTGGCTGATTTTGCCTTTGCAACTAATGCTTCTTGCTGTCTAATTCTTTCATCCAGACCAGCCTTCATATTTTCTTGAGTCTGCTTAGATTCTCTAGTTATCTCGTAAAATTTTGTTCCCCTATTCGACCCGCTTGTATATTGCATAATTTTATGCCCGCCCTTCTTGGCTGTGTTTACGTCTCTGTTAAACTTGAGATGTTTTCTTTCTGTAACACTAGGGTTAGCAACAGGACCGAGGCCAGAAAGCCCACTTAATTCAGCATTAATTTTTTCAAATCTTTTTTGTTCTTCTTCAGCCATATCGCTCGTTACTTTTTTAGCTCTTGTATAATCTAATGAGCCCCTATGCTTTCTTAATTTATTTAATCTCTCTACCTGTAAACTAACATTGTTTTCTGAGTTTTTAAGAGCCTTTTCTTCAGTTTTTTGTTCAACTATATGTTTTGATAATAATGTTCTTTTTGCATCGAGTTCTGGGCTATTTAAAGTAACCGCGCTTCCAGGATTTTGCCTTCCCACAGGGGATGCTGCAGGAACCCTTGGAGCAGTTTCTCTGCTCACTTCCGATGAAGTTTCTTTTCCACTACCAAGAGTTTTTTCTATAACTTCTCCGAGATTATTTAAAGAATTAATTAAATCTCTTTCTGATGCAAGTCTCAATGCCTCCTCCCTGACATTTTCTATAACTTCCGCTTGTCTAAATTTTAATTCTTCATCAAACTGGTCTTTTCTTAGTTTTTGCTGTCTGGATGCCTCTTGTTCGTCGTTTTTATAACCTCTAAATATTTCATTAGACTTGAATTGAAGTCTTGATGTAGTTACATCTTTATCTCCCGATGCCCTAGTCATTGCAACACCTCTATCTAAAGCGGCATTGTTTAGTTTTAAATTATTAACTTGTAGTTCTTGATTTATTTTCTCAGTGATTGCGTTCTGTCTTAATGATAATTGCAAACTTTTTCTTTCCGCAAGTATTTGAGCTTCTAATATTTTTCCTTGAGTTTGTCTTTGTATTATAAGGTCTTTTATTACTTTTACTTCTTCTTCTTGAAGCTCTCTACCTCCAATCTCTAAATCATTTACTATAGTTTCTGCAAAAGACATCCCCTTATCTTGAATTCCTTTTATTATCTGTTCTCTTTCTGTAGCATTAAAGTTAAGGTTTTTTTCATTAGCTTTAATTCCTTGTATCAACGATATATCACTTTCTTGCTGAAAGTTGATTCTTCTAAACCCTGCTTCTTTTTCGAATAAAGTTTCTTTTTTATCTGCCATATAATCCGAAGACTTTCTTCCTCCCATAAACTGAGCTGTATAATCTGCTACGGATCTTTCATAATTTAGTTCTGATTGTTGAGCTATTTTCTTTACCTCTAAATCTACAGTAAGTTTTGTTATCGCATCCTTAAATGTTTTATTTAAATTAAAAATTTGACTAGCCATGGTTTCTGCATTAGTAGTCATTTCTTTAAACATTTTTAAAGATTCCGTGGCTTCATTGGCTATGTCTAGCATAGATATTTCGCCTTCTCTGAAGGCGGCAATCATTGCATCAACCACATTTTGGTCCATCACTCCTGTGGTTGCTAATTTTTGAAGCTCCTTTAATTCGTCCACACCCATAGTCGTGGCATCCTTAAGTTGATCTGAAGCCATCATTGTTTCAATTTCTCTACCAAGAGTTGTTCCAATAATTCCACCAACTGCTGTTGATAATCCCATTATCATTGCTCCTGGAATGGCTCCCACTCCTGTAGCCATCATGCCCATCCCCACTTTGGCTCCTATTCCGCCAATGGCAGCCCCAACACCACCACCTATCATTGTGCCTCCACTGGTAAAACCTTGAGCTCTATTAGCTTTTTTTCTTAAAGCATTTAATTCACCAATGTCCATAAAATCAGACTTGGTTTTCATTTGAGCTACAGTAGCTTTAATTCCAGTAAGGGCATCTTCCACTTTATCCATTGTGGTTTCGCCAGACTGAACACGTTGCATCATCATTGAACCTAGAGCTACTCCAGATGCAGAAGCATCATTATTTCTAATTCCCATTGCGAAATTTTGTTGAGATGTAGCTATGGCCATTCTGTCTGCTAGTTGCTGTTCAACCTTGCTCATGGCATTTTGATCTCCCATCGCATTGACGGTCTGTTTTAAAATTTGTTTATCGTTAATAGATGCAAGTGTTTGATTGATTTGAGCATCCAATCTATTCAAATCCATTTGATTTCCACCACTAAATGCTTCAGCTCTTGCGTTTTGTAAATTTTGCAAACCACTTAAGGCAGATATGTTTTGACCTATCAATGAAATTTCTTTTTCTTTTAATCTAACTTGCTCTTCGATAGATAAAGTTTGCTTTTTCATTGATTGTATAAATCCAGCCGCAGCTCCAACTAAAGCTCCAGTGGGCCCAAATATTGCACCCATACCAGCTCCCATGAGCACATTTGAGGCCGTATCCCTACCTCTATCCTGAACCTGAAACTGTCCGTTTTTCATGACAGCTCTATCTTCTCTGGATCTTGGGTTTTGAATCATGCCAGAAAGCATTGGAAGAATAAAAGAAAGCCCTAATCCTACATTACCTCCAAATCCTGTCATACCTGACTTCATGAATCCTTTAGCTCCTTGACGAATACCACCAAACATTCTGCCTGCACTATTAGCAGCTGCCGCCCTGAATCCAGCACCTCGCACATTCGAGCCAGCTAAACCAGAAGAAAACGATCCTCCTACAACTGAGCCTCCTGCTATTTTTGATTGAGCTGCCGCAACTCTTGCGGTTTGAGCGGTTTGCTGAGATGTTGCCTTTGCTTGCTCTCTTGTTGCTTGAACAACTCCTTGGAGCGCAGCGACATTCGCTGGACTTGATCCTATTTTTGTAGCTTGTTTCATTAAACTAGCAAATGCTGTTGAGGCACTTTTGCCTTGATTGGATTCAAATTTTTTAGTCATCTTTTCAAGACCTCGAAGAAAGACTCCTCCACCTTTACTGCCTTCAGTCATTCTCCCAAAGTCTCCAGTCATTAATCCAGCTCTAGCTAAATATTTATTGGAAGAAGCCACTCCCTGATCTCTTAAGAACCCCTGAAATGAGCCTCTTCCTTCTTTGCTTTTCATTAAAGCAGCCATTATAGCATTAGCTTCTTGCTTATCCTGAAATTTAACATTTTGTTTTTTCAGAAATTCTTGCCCATAAAATCTTTCCATTGATTTTTTATTAAAACCATCTTGGCTAGAGAATTTCTCTATTCTTTTGTTCGTCAAGTTTTCTGATCTTATGCTAGACCGTACCGCTTTTGCAGTTGCTGCAGGCATGTTTCTGTCTGCCATAAATTTTTGATCCAACTGCCTGTCTAAATCTTTTAGTACTTTTAAAGTTTCTGTATCTCCACTAGCACGTGCCACAGACATTTGTTGAACTAAAGTTTTTTCAAATCCATCTTGACTACTTTGTAAATTCTTTACAAGTTCTCCTATTGGACCACCTTGCCCTGCTAGCGCAGCAGCTCCATCTGCCCTGATAGCTTGTCTTGCAAAATTCTGTCTATCTAGACTTTCGCCTCCAAGAGTTCCAAGCCTCATAGATTCTCTGATGTTAAATTCTTTAATGCTTCTTGCTGAACCCGCGTAAGACTTACTGTATTGATCTAGGAATTTCCTGCCTTCTTCGGTAGAGGCTGTGAATTTATCTATCGCTCTGGTTGACTCCATAAATGATCTTTGTATTTGATTTAAACCCTCTTTCCTGACTTCATTTTTTGCAGTCTGTATGAAATCTAATAATTCTCCACCAGAAACTTGCTTAGCGAAGTTTGGAACTTCCCCTGTTTTTTGGTTTGGATTTAATTTTCCTCCATGTAATTTTCTTGCTTTCTCTAAAGAGCCGCCTTCTTGTTCTTGATTAACAACAGCTAGGCCTGGATTTTTCCCACTCTTAAGTTGTGGAGCTGAAACGACTTTGGGAGTGAATCCCATAGATTTCTCTCGCTCTATTGCTTCTGATACAGCTCCAGAGAATTCGGGTTTGTCTTGTAATACACTTTCAGCTTTATCAGAAAATAATTTTGCAAAATTAGGAATCTTTCCTCGATTTGCCATTATTCTTCCTGCATATTCAGGATTACTGAATTGCATGTATGGCCTAGTTACATCTGGTTTTCCTAAAGCTTCTGATTGAGCTCTTAAATCTTTTTTTATTTCAGCTTGAGCTGATTCACTCAATCCCCTGAAGCTTTTGCTATTCAGAAATTGTCTTATATCTTCATAATTTCTCTCGCTCAGTTTTATACTATTTTCTTTTGTGCTCCAGAAGTTTTTGCCTCCCGCCCTACTATGAAACATTCCACTGTCTTGCTTGAAAGATTTTACTGCTTGAGAGAGAGTTTTCATTCTCCCGAATGCAAAGTTTGGAACTCCCCTTCTTCTGCCCAATGCTGTTCCAAACATTCTTTTGTATCTTGCCTTTCTTTCTTCTAATACATCTTCTACAATTTTATTTTTACCAAATACTTCTGTCATGTATTTTGATTGACCGCTGGCTATTGAAGAAAGAGCGTTTTTGGGGCTCATAGCCCCTCCTTCTCGTGCGGGATCCAAGAGACTTTCAAATTCAGCAAAAATATTTTTAGGCATTATGTTTGTTCTAGCCATTTTTGATAATTGCCTCACATCATAATTCAGGAAACTTCTTCCAACAGATGGAATCATTGATTTTTGATTTGTTGAAGTTTGATCCGCCATTCTTTGATCAAAAGCTATTCTATTTGTTAAGTCTTGACCCCTGAATCTTCCGCTAAATTCTCCAAAGTAACCTGGGCCAGTTAAGCCCATCCTCTCTCGAGAAGTTTTCCATTGCTGGGCGAATTGACCACCATGCATAGAACGAAGTATTGATTTAGAACTCCTGTTCTGTTCGTATGCCAATCTAGCCATGGTTTCTTTGGGCTTCTCTCCAATATTCGAGTATTTTTTCTCAAGATCTGTGGTTACTTCACTACCCACAATGGATTGCCTGTTTTTGCTCTTCTTGACTGCTGTAAATTGTTTTTTAATTTCAGAGGTTACAAGTTCATTATCGCTGATTATATCTTTGAAGAATGTATTTAAAATACCCGTTTTTTCACCCCCCTTTGTTCCAGCTGCATCTCTAAATTGAATAAATTGACCAGGCACAGTCCCCTGTATTCTGTCTGTTTTTCCAGTTAAGTACGCGAAAAATTCTCTTGGAGTTGCGCTTCTCAAGTCGTGAGCTATATTTGCTGCTGCATTAGGAAGGCCTTTCCTTACATTAATTTTACCAGAAGATCCTTTACTGCTGTAATAATCAAAATCAGCAGCAATTCCTGGGTCTTGCAGAATCGCATTTTTAACAGCCGTAAGCCCCTTATTATCTAAAAACTTTAAAGCATTTATAGCTTGACTGGGTCTACCCTCATACTCAATTAATCTATCTACACTTTTAATATATTTACTGTTTGCGGCCATCGCTTCTTCTGTACCAATTCCTCTTTTGGTCTTTGCGTTTAATCCGCTTTCCACTGACCCCTCTAGCTTTTCTCTTCTACCAAGAGACATTATCTGAGGAGTATTTTTACTACTGTATAATTGATCTATATAATCTTGTCCATATGGAGTTTGGGGTAAAGCAAAATTCGGGACATATCCTCTGTTTGAAAGTTTATATGTCCAATCGTCCGCTCCCCACATTCCCTCTGGCTCAAGAGTATCTTTACTAAATTTTGAATTTTTATTTTTTAGTACATTAAAGCTTCCTTGCTTTGCGATACTATCTATTACTCTCATTGCAGATAGAGAAGTAGACATATCTCCATAAAGCCCACTATAACCTCTTTTTCTTGCAAAAGACGCCATGTATTCATATAGCTTTCTTCCGTAACCCTTTCCGCGTAAAGTTTTATCTGCTTCTCCAGTGAAAACAACTTGCAGAGCCTTCTTGCCAGGTTTCATTGGATCATCAATTTCAACAGCTTGAGACTGAACAAATTGTTTGTCTCCAACAAAAGATGAAAACTGAACTTGTTTTGGGGGACCAAACTCTCCTTGATCTCCTCCAAAAGTTTGTTTTTTAACTTGAAATCCAGCAAAATTTGGTATATATCCTTGTGCTGCAATTGATGGATCAACTTTATACTTCTTTCCTTGAGAAACTACACTGCTTACATTTGATAAAATTAATCTTCTATATGCGTCTGCACCTTCACCCTCAGATCCCACCCAGAGAGCTCGAGTTCCAGTAGCTTTATCCATTTCTCCATAACTAACATAATTACCTGGAGCGGGAGCTCCTTTTTTGTATTTATTGACCCCCCATCTGGCTTTTTGATATGTCATCATCTGGCCTTTCTTTGTGGTATAATCTATAGATTTAAAAAGACCACTGGTGAGAATATTATCTAGTGCTGATAAGCCTATTTTGCCGTCAAAAGATCTCTGTTCATTGACCGTACTTGCAAGTTTAGCTGCATTTGGATTTTTATTTGCCGAAGCTATTTTTCCTGCATTGATTTTTAGTGCATAATTAGGAATTGAACCTTGGTGCATATATGGATCAAATCCGTGAGCTTTTGCAAAATCTTTTTTGTATTTTTTTCCAGCATCACTTTTTTGTGGTGGCATGATAGCTGGCTGGGATGATCCAACGAATTTTTTTACAGTTTCTGCTGTGTTGTAAACTACCCTACCCTCTCCAGGCATATTCATTGATTTGACGGCTCCTGGCTTGTAACCCCCTTCTAATGCACCCTTTTTTTCAGCTTCTTTTTCTTTATTGGATACATAATTAGGAACATGCCCCTCACTTTTCGTTTTCCTCAAATTAGCTCCAAACCCAGCCCTCGCTAATCCTGGTGATACTGCCGCTGCTGCAGCGGCAATTTTCGCCTGTTCTCTTGATTGAGCTTGAAGTATGGATAAAATAGTTCTTTCTTGAGCTGCTCTATTTCCCTCTTGTGATAGTATTCTTTTTTGAATTGCACTATTCTCACCAAGAACTGCTACAATAGACTTTTGAATTTGACGTTGTTTTTCAGCTGCGGAAACTACACCAAGCAATTCTTTAACACTTCCTCCTAAGAACTTTACAGTTTTTAGAAAAAGTTTACTTAAAACAGCAAATGCAACAACTAAACCTGGTCCAGATAATACTTTGCCGAAACCTCGAACGAGACCTTGCGCAAGGTCTGAGCCCATACTTTCACCTTCTTCTTTACCCAAGAAATCACTAATTCCAGATATTTGATCTCTAATGAAAGTTAAGTAATCTCTTATGCTATCTGAAAAAGCTAAATTACCTATTACTTCAGACAATTCTTGTATACTTGTTGCGGTTTGAGCTGTTAATGCAGATAAAGATCTATTTAAAATTTCATTTTTCTTGTAGGCTTCATCTGTTGCTGTACTGGCTATTTTTGTAGCTCTTGCTAAAATACTATTTTGACTCGACAAATCCTTGATGGCTGCCTTTAGAATGTTGATTTGAAAAACTCCACCTACTTGTTCGGCTACTGCAGCTTTTGTAGTATCAGCCAATCTTTCATATGTACTAGATAAATTTTCCAAAACTCTAATTGCTGGCAATGTGTTTCCTTCAACATCCCTGACTGCTATGCCTAATTCTTCTAATCTATTTAGCGTACTAGATCTTTGAACTCTGGTAAAGATTGTCTTAAAACTATTACCAATGACTTTACCGCCTCTAGCCGTGGTTTGTTGAGCTGCCGTTACTGCACCTAATAGTTCGTCAAAGCTTACGCCAGCATCTTGAGCTACAGCACCTGCTCTAGACACCGCATCTATCAAGTCTTCAGTGCTAACCGCAAACTGAACATCTACAGCAGCCATTTTACTTAATATTTTGGTTGAATCAAGACCCGCTTTGTTGAAAGTATTTAATGCTGCCGTCAAACCGTTAACCGCAGCTGCAGCATCTAGCCCTGTTAGTCTTGTTAATATAAGAGCATCATTTGTTCTTTTTAAAGTCTCTTCCATTGTGAGACCTTGTCGAGCGAGTTCAGTTGCCGCAGTAGCTACCGTATTAAAACTCTGAGCAGTATTTTTTGCTACTTTAAATAAGTTGCTACTGAATTCATCTAGCTGCTTGTTCGTCAAGCCCATGACCACATTAATTTCAGTCATTTTTCTCTCTACTTCAATTGTGGTCTGAACTAGAGAAGCAAAAGCTTTCTGAACCCCCTGAATAATTCCTACTGATGCTCCAAATGCAATAACACGAGCATTAGAAGCTTCTAGTGATTTATTAAATTCACTAACTGAACCAGTAATTTTACCTAATGGTCTAGTAAAATTTTTGTCATTAATTGCAATGTTAAGACCGCCACGAGTGTTAACATTTTTAATGGCTTTACGAATAGACTCCTCGAGTCCAGTCTGAACTGTTGGTATTTTAATCGGCATTTTCCTTATTCCTTAATAAATATATACACTCAAAACAACAAAAAACCCCCTATTCGGGGGTTTTTAGTTTGATGTTTTTCTCTTTGGAAAACTCGATCAACGACCAGGTATTTGATAATGTTGAGGAATGATACTGCGATTAGCGCCAGATATAAATACTCCATGCAACTTATCGTCTGGACCACCAATTTGTGCAGTGAATGAAAGATCGATACTTTTGTTACTTCCAATATCAGAACTGATCGACTCACTTTCGATTCTAGCTCCTCGAAAATCAATAATTAAACTATCGAATTTATTGTTTACATCACAAGCTTGATTTGCTTTAACTTTGATTTGAATATCATGCTCATCACAATCATCAATCAAGTTAGCAAGATTTCCAGTACCTACTTCTGAAAGAAGGGCTGATATACTCAATGTTGCGACAACTGGGGTATCGACCACACGTGCAAAAGAGAACCTTGAACCAAGTCTATCAATTGGGCTCCTAGAAAGAGGCATTGATAAGTTAAAACTTTGAATATGGAAAGATCCATCACCCTCAACATCAGGAATCAATGCTAGCTTTTGTGGTAATGATAATGTAATATCACCAGGTCGAAGAGCTGAGATTGAAGTTCCTCCAAATTCTCCTGTAGAGGGTGAAGCTCCACCGTCGTCTCCCCGATATTCTTTCGGATGAGCCAAAGTATAATGAATTCCTTTTAGTGCAGTTCCTTCTTCTAGATTTACAGATGGTACACTTTGTCCACTGCTTCCTACGATAGATACAGCATTATAAAGCTCAACAGTTGTGGAAGTTGTAGGTAACGAACCAACAGAGGCTTCAAAACTATAGTCGGTAATGTATCCATTACCCAAACCAAGAACTGTTCTAGAAGTTTCATCGGGCCAATTGTTTTGCTCGTGAAATGCATCGGTTTGCTCGGGAGTGGTTAAGATAAAGAAATTCTTACCAGCATCTTCCTGACGAATATGGTGAGTTGAAGCATTATAATCTATGGATGACATATTTAATCCGACATCATCACTTCCTTGCAGCTGAAATCCAAGATTTCTCTCGTTGAATCCGTCTGTTGGAAGATAAGAAAAATCTAAATTAACCGTGGGTGGCTCAAGAGCGATAGCATCGATACGAGCAAGTTGCCCGAAAGTATTAATGTCTGTACGGTTAATCGTAAAACTATAATTAGCACTTTGTACACGATGCAATTGTTGAACTAAGTTCTCGTAACTGCCGTGGAATGGCTGAATGCAAACACCCAGAGGTGCATTATTTTTATTGAAAATTGCAGTGGCATTCCTATCATCATAATATCCACTCAGAGCCGCATCAAATTTTTCTTTAGTGGCGTAAACTGCTAAACATCCACTTAGACCTTTTCCTCTCGTGGTAGCATTAATAGTTGGTTCAAACAACACTCGATTTATTTTATCTGTCGTGACACTATTTAGATTAGGAATATTATAAAGTGTTCCTGCCTTAGCATAGCTGTTTCTAGCTTCCACAGCTTTCCCACTAAGAACTGCCAGATCTCTAATTGCATAATTCTTGCCTTTTTCAACGCCTTGCGCAGCAGTATTCAATTCTAAATCTGAAGGAGACTCTCCATTAGTAATATAGGGGTCTTGATTTAAACCAATTGGATTAACCAAACTCATATAACCAACTTTGTTGCCTGAATAAGTTCCTCCATTAAAGCTTGCTGTTGGGCTCGGTTTACTTCTGACTTGTGAGGTTGCTGACGCATCTCCAGTTGCCCCAAGTCCAGTGAGAAGTGCGCTACATGTAAAGTGAGCTCCGCTAGCATTAGGGCTTACAAATAGAGCTTCACTTTGATAAATTACTCGATTGCGATGATTTTTTGACATGATATTTGAAAGTTTAAATTAATGTGGAATTACAATAAATTACAGCTAAACATAATTAATGTGAAATTTTTTATTTTTTTTATAAAATTAATTTAACCTAGGAAACCTTGGCTTAGATACCTCAAAATCTATAAATCCTACATAGAGCGAAGGTGATATAGCTTGCCTTATATTCTCGCTAATTTTTGAAGTTACAACTCTTTCTACATTAAAAACATTGTTTTTATTAGGTGTTATGGTATCAATATAGGAATATTTATCATTCTTTAAATCTCCATACTCATTAATTGGATGATCTGGGAAATCAACAAATGCTATTGATCTATTCATAGTATCAGCAAACAACGATAACATTCCATCTAGTTGATATAAATTTTCTGCGAAAACTACAGATTTAAAGTTCATTTTCGTTTTATCTTCTCCCCCAAATGCAAAAGGTTCGTTTTCAATATATTCATTGTTTATAAATACTGCTGGGGTAACCATGTCATATGGCTCTATCCCGCTTTCTGGAACAAAAAATCTACTATTGTTTGTGAATTTGGATTCTACAATTAAACTTTCTTCGGTTTCATTTGTATTGTATACATTAAATTCTTTTATGGAAAAGCTTCCGCTGATTTTAATATTTTGGTTGGCGGCATTTCCAGTCATTACTATTCCACCATTTTGAAAATCAAAAAAATAACCCAGATCTTCGTCTTTTTTATCTAAAACTGCACCATCTCCAGATACATAAGTTGGAACCTTGGCTCCACCAACACCATCTTCAGTTACCCATTGTTTGTAAGGACTGCTATATCTATAGAATCCATCAGGTAATCTTTCATCTTCTACATAATACAATCTTCCTGTAATATTTTGATAAGCCTCTCCGTACTTTAGCATGTGGTGCTCGAACCACAATGTAAAGCTGGTTGTAGCCTGATGTCCGAAATTTACTTTCATTTTAAATTCTTGGCCCTCAACCTTTCTATTGATTTTGTAAAGTTTCCGAGTATTGAAGACATGTAAGAAGTTCTAGTATATCTAGATCTTTGCATTGAAATAGCTCCACCAGTTGAGCCTCCGCCCATAGCTTTCTCTGATGTTTTTCCGCCTTTTAGCTGTATTGCTGGGCCAGATCTTGAAGCTCCGAAATCCTTGCCTTCTCTGTATAAATAAAAACCTAGTCCAGATAAACCTGTCTCTATGCCGTCCATCCAACTTCGACCTGATGCCCAAGGAATTGGAGTTAATGCAAACAACTCTTCTTTCGTAGGTTCATTTGTTAAGAAATTCCAAACCCCATTTTTATATTTTAATCTAGTAATATTAGTTTGATTTAGTTTTGCTCTAACTTCTTTAAGCGGATCATCACCATCCTGAAACCCTATAAAGCTAAACAAATTTCCATATCCACCTAAAGTTCCACTACTATTACTAGCATTCTCTCCAGCATCAATTTCTATTGTTACTGGATGATTCTCAAATTCATCTATCATCCTTTGTTTAATAGCCTCAAATTCTCTCTCAACCATTTCTTTAACCTTAATTCCGATATTTTTATCTAGTTGATTATTTATTGCTTTTGTTACATCTATAGGTAGTTTTGCCATATTTTATATAAAATATATACACTTAATTTAGAAATTTTAATATAACAATCATATTATATATTGCTTAAAGAGCATGGATAGCAAGGAAATTTTACAGGAAAGGTATGAAAGGCACACAAAAAGTCTTTTTAAATCTTTTTTGTGCCTAATTGAAGACCTTCAATCAGATCATCAAATACATTTCTCTAAGCTTAAAAAAAATCTTCCCAGTGAATATCATTCATTAATTGAACAAGCTAATTATCTAGATGAAGATAAAATGAAATATCTAAGAAAAAAAATTTTAGATTTCGGGAATGACTCTTTAAGAAATCAAAATGAAGATTTAGAAAAATTTACTGTAATTTTTAATTTTAAACAAATATAATAATGTATGAAAGAAATATATAGCTTTTCAATTGATGTAGAACGCGAGGTACAAGAAGATGTAACCAAGAAGCGTAAAAACAAAGAAACTGGTAAGATGGAAGAGTATACGGTTACTGAAACCGTAAAGAAAGAGGTTCCTATTAAAATTATATTAAAAGATCCGAATAGAAGGCAACTTGAAGAAGCTGACATTGAGTACAGCATTGAAATGAGTAAATGCATTAAAAGGGGAATCCTTACAAAAGCTATGTTGGCAAAAAAATATAGTGATTCTGGAGGATTACTTTCTGAAGAAGATGCTACAACCTTAACTAAACGCTATGCCCAACTTGGAGAGTTGCAAAACAAATATTCCAGAACATCCTCGAAACCCAAAAAAACTCCAGCAGAAGAGAAAAGAATGGGGGAGCTTTTGGGTGAAATGGCTGAAGTTAGAAGAGAAATTGTTGATATGGAAACTAGCTATTCTTCTTTATTCAACCATACTGCAGATAGTAAAGCTCAAAATAAAGTTCTTCTATGGTATATGGTTCATTTATCTCATTATCAAGAAAATGAGTCTGACGAAATTAAACCATTTTTTAATGCTGAAGATAGCGAAGGTAAAATAGATCAATATTATGAAATGGATGAAAATGGTAACGAGCTTTTTGATTTAGCTAAAGATAAAATCGCAACCGTACTTAGTTTTTGGTACTACAGTGCAAATGCAACGAAGGAAGATTTTGATAGTTTGAGTGAAGATTTTGACGCGGGTACTGTATGATCTTCATGAATGGAAAACGGTAAATATAAAAAAGCTTTTCGAGACATATCTTTTGGGTGCTCTAAATTTCCATACGAAAATGATTATGTTTATATAAAGCATTTACACCCAAGTGTTTATATAGATATTGAAGAAGAAGAAGATCGAATAAAGAATAAAGCTTTAAAAAGAGGAATACCTAGCGAAGAAACTGCCTACAAGAGGTGTATCGAGGATGGATCTTGGACAAAAGAGGATGAAGATTTCATCGGTTCTCAACAATCTTTTGTGGATAACTTAAGAAAATCTAGCTCCTCGATTTTACTAAAAAGTGCTCAAAAAAAACATCAAGAAATGATTGATGAAGAATCTCGAAAGTTGAATGAAAAATTAGCTTTAAAGAATGATTTGATGGGAGCCACTGCAGAAAAATATGCTAAACAGCAAATTAATGATTTCTATATTAGATTAACTTTTTATAAAGATAAAGATTGTTTAAATGCTTTATATTCTCAAGAAGAATATGACGAATTGACATACTCAGATTTATCTAAGTTAATATTAATTAATAATGATTTTAAGTCGTTGATAGGAGAAGACACTATACAGCATATGGTTCTTCAGGATTTCTTTTTTCCTTATATGTTTTTAGCTGAAAAGCCCTTTGATCTATTTGGAAAATCAATGTGTGAGTTAACTAATTATCAAGTTTCTGTTGTTTTGTATTCTAGGATATTTAAAAACATATTTGATAATAATGAAAACATCCCAGAAGAAATCAAGAAAGACCCAGAAGCACTCATGCAATATTCAAACACTTCAAAAAATAAAGAACACTTAGATAGGCATTTGTCCATGGATGGGGCTACAACCGTCTTTGGAGCTAATAAAGATGACTATAAGCACCTTGGAGTAGATACTGGCGAAGTAAAGGGGTCTACGAGTCTCACAGAGGCTGCAAAGAAAAAAGGAGGAACCTTAAATATGCAAGATCTAATGAAACTAAGCGGAATAGATTAATCTACTCCGTAAACTTGCCTTGGACCACCGTTTGTTGAATTATATTTATACAATAACTCTTTTATATTAAAATCTGCATCAGCAGAAAATTGAGCATATTGTTTTGAAGCTGTAACCTTAGTTGCAGGATTAGCCAGCATTGCCTGTCTTCTTATAACACTATCACCGTCTCTTAACTCTGTCCAATCAGATGTTATAACAGTTGAGCTACCTGAAGAAGTTGAATCTGTAGTGCTTGAATTCGAGCTATCCATAGCCCCTATCAATATTTTTCTACCAAGCTTCTTATAATAATCTTTTAAAAATATTTGTCGATATATAGCTTGTTCTTCATCACCCATTTTAGGATACTCTCCGCTGTAAGAAGTGTGAATTAAAACATTTAGCTCTCCCATATTGTGCTGAAGCCAACCAGAAATATAATCTGGGCTGGCCAAAGAAGAATCTTGATCAAAGTCGTACTTGTATATGCCAGAAGCCAGATTCCCTATTTCATTAACAGAGGAATCGAAATCGTAACTCATCTAGAATTTAATATATTTCGAACTTTTTCAGCTATAGCTTCTTCTGCTACAGGAGATTCTGTGGTTGATGTATACCTTGCCCCACCTTCTTTAGTTCCGTATTTAGTTTTAAATTCTTTTCGAATTTTGTTTTTAAGACTGGTTTTATTTCCAGACGGAAAAACACTAGCTTTTACAGCAAGTTCTTGAACTTGCCTAAGGTTCATTCCTTCAAGCATTTCTTCCAGAGTATCAATTGAATTTGTTCCAAAAGGATTTTTCTTTTTTACTAAAATTTCTTCTATACTTTTTGATTTTTCATGGCTTTCATCGTGGATTGCTCCATCAATATATTCCATATCTAAGTTACCTTTTTTATTTTTTGATGATGTTGATTTTTTTCTTGGCATGGCAAATTTTTAGGTTAATATAATATGTATGTACACTTATAATAGTCTCTAGATACAAAAAAATCCACCGAAAGGTGGATTTTTTTGAAAAGAAGATGTTTTTTGAATTAAACTCCCATAGAGAGAATAGCTCCGTCATTAATAACGGTGCGACCTTCTTCAAGCTCGGCATAGTATCCGATCTTCTTTTGTCTGGTGACATATTGATCGTCAGCAGATACGGTGAGGGAAGTTCCAGATTCAGCATCAACTGCAACTGCACGAAGCATAGCTTCACGAGTTCTGTCAAGACCGATAACAATGTCTTTACGATCATGTCCACCAATAAGAGTGTTAGCGACTTTTTGATACTTTTGACCTTCGCCAAGCTCATAGATTTCCATGAGGGATACTCCGTAGAACTCGGGCATTCCAGCTTGAGAGAAAAGAGCTTCACGCATAGAATCGGTAGCTGCAACAGTTCCTGCGCCAGCACCAGGGGTCACGCTGTTAGGACCTTTAGTATTCACTGGGTTGTAAGCAATCTCACGAAGATTTTGGATAACTTCTGGAGAAACGACCAAGTCGGTAAGACCACGTGAACGCTCAGGAGTTCCGCCATTCCATGCTGGATTGTTACGTTTTGCCTTGGTCAACATTCTATTAAAGTCGTCAAGGGTAAGAGTATCGGCTTTGTTTGATTGGACGTAAAGCTTGCTGGCATTGTCTGCGATAGTACCGAACAACAAACCAGCAGATGCATTCTCTTGTTGAATCAAGATTTCTTGAGCCAAGCGAGTCATGGTTTTACTTACCACATCAACTCGTGAACGAGCAGCATAGCGTTTATCAAAATCAACAGCACTTTCCAAACGGTAAGTGGAGATTTTCATTTCGCTATGTGTGGGAGTCACATGACTGGAGGGCAATCCGCCAGGAGCATTGGTGGTGTATACCTTGATGTACTCGTCGTCGGTAACATCATAGTATAGATCCAATGGAATGCTGGGGTTGTCGTCAGCTGCAAAGCTAAATGGGCTAAACAGGTTACTAATTGTTGGAACTGTGTCGATAACTTCAGCCAAAACTGGGCCAATAAAGGCTGCCAGTGCTTGTTGAGCTTCGTAAGCTACATCTCTGTCACGAGAGGCCATAGCTTTCACTAGTTCTAGTTGCTCTTCGGTTCTTTTAAGTGTAATATTCATTGTCTTTTAACCTTTATTGTTTAAATTAAATTAGAGTTCGATCTTACAAACAGCGTAGCGTCCTTCAAGAGGATCTGAATTTGTTTGTGCTTCTCTAGCTCCAGTTGTTAATACTTTACCAATCTTAGTGGCATTAGTAGCGGTCTTGGAAACCTTACCACCTGCAGCAACATAAAGACCTTCACCAGGTGCAGGAATGTCACTGTCTCCACCTGCAAATGCCTTTGTACTCAAGGTGATGATACCCTTGGTAAGAACAGGAACTGTTTGGCCAGAAAGTACTGCTTGAAGTTCGTCCTTCTTTACGGGATTAAAGAGAAGCTTCTCTCCGTTCTCATCAACATTAAGTGTTTGATAAAGAGTGAACCCAAGAGGAGTATCACCAACTGCAGAAGTTGCTTCAACTTTAAGCGGGTTGGTTGGATAAGGATTGCGTCCAACTGGAGAACTGTAACTTGCGAACATGTCGGTGCTCTCAGTGGTATAATCATTAACGTCTCCGTCATGTTTTCCAGCTTTTACTTTTACAAGTACTCCGTCTGCGTTAATCCCGTCAGTAGCGGGAACTTGTGATATGAAGTTGCTGATGCTGCTAACGTCTACAGAGAACAAGTTAACGACATCATTTTCGTCATATTGTCTAAATGGTAATAGTCTATGTGCCATGGTTATTAATATTTAATTGTTATAGATTCTTTGTTCAGAGCTTGCTGAAACTTTTCAGCAAGAGTAAGTTCTTTTTCGGTTGATTCTCCGTTGTTTGAGCTGACAGATTCGGAAGCTTCTACATTTTCGAGAACTTCTTCGACATCTTCTTCGCTGGATGCTTCAGCAGTTTCTGTTTTTTCCGAACCTTTAAGTTTTTCAGCAACAGCAGCTTCAACTTTCTCAGCGAAAGCTTTTTCTTGTTCTGCTAAAAACTCTTTGCTCTTGTGCTTATAAATAATTGCCATTCTTTCTTGATATTTGGCAAAGCTTTCTTCAGCTTCATCAAGACCCTTAAGATCAGAAGCGAGAATTTGACGATCTTCATCGGTCAAGTCATAGCTCTTATCCAATGAATCCATTCGGTCATTAAACAACTGAGAGGCAGCGGCAGCTTTTTGCTCGGCTTCAATTTTGGTTAAAGACTCTTGAGTTGAAGCGAGTTGCTCTTCAAGTGCTTTTACTTTTTCAAGTGCTTCATCCTTAGCCTTAGCAACTTCTGCATTTTGTTTTTCGATTTCAGCTTTCTCTTGTGCAAAGGTGTCGCTCTTTTCTCTAATAGCGTCAGAGACTACCTTTACAACATTAGCAACAGCTTCATCAGAAAACTTTTCAGAGTTAGAGGCCTGAATGGTTTCTTTCAGTTCGTTGATTATGTCTTTCATTTCCATGATATTTGTTTCTGGATTAAATTTATCTTTGTTAGAAATTACAGTATCTTTTTCATTATGTGAAAAATTTTTTTTATTTTTTTCTATTTTTTTTAAAAATTCTTCTGTATTGATTTCAATTTTTTCGTTAAATTCTTGTTCTTGAGCTTCAGCTTCTTCGTCTTTTTTTTTATTATCTAATTCAATTACGCCCTTTACATTAGCGGCTGGATTCGTTGTGAAACCAATTCCCAAGGGATAAACATCTCCTGCAACTAATCTATAAATTTCAGTTCCATCATCCATCAAGCCTTCCCCATCAAAAGCCTTAAGATAATGTTTCAATTCATCGATTTGTTTTTCATTCGATACAATCTCTGCCTCTTTTAAATTTTTACTACCTACAGCAATCATGTAATCATTGAATCCGATTTCCCAACTTGCTGATATAGTATTGAACATTCCAGAATCAGGATCTATTGATTGTTCTAGTAAAGATGCGAAATCTTTATTTGTAGTTTTGTACACTACAGCCGACAATGCAATATTAAATGGATTTAATGATTCATCTATTTCATCTTCTGAAATAATTTGATTATCCCCGAAGCTTGAAAATGCAGAATTAATAACATGCCCTACAATTTTTTCTTTTTTGTGCTCAATATTAGTAGGTTTATGAATAAAGTATTTATATACAGCTTTTGCTACATCTGTATTAATGCCATCGTGATTTTTATTAAATACATTTACTACAGCAGCATTAAATGCTACACCAAGTAAATCAATATTAGTTTCTAAATCAACATCCTTAGGTAGTAGAGTTTTTAGAGAATCTAAAGATGCTTGCGATAAATCTAGATTTAAATTTCCATCACTACTTGACGCGGATATCTCACTAGAGAAAGCCGCTCTATACTTAAACTTTTGGTGCATAACAATATGTTACACACAAAAGCTAACTTTTGCTGTGATATAATAATGCTGAAGGATAACTTTCTAGATTGTGTTCCTCTGAGATTTTTACAATATCAGGTATAATTGATATATCAGCAATCTTTTCGTGGTTTTTAATACAAGAAGTTGCGGTTCTTTTCCATTTTGTTTTCTCAACACCCATAACAATAGAAGTGCAAAGCTCCATAGATAAATTTTTATAGTCATCACTCAATTCTTTAGCTTTTATCTTTTGGATCATTTTGTCTTCTATATGAGATTTTAATTCTTCTATTTTATAAATAACACCTTGAATCTCTTTTCTTGAATATAATTCTTCAGCAGCATTAACTGACCTAGGTATTCCAGTTGTACCTCTAGGTCTACCTACGGGCCTTCCAGATCCTTTTGGCGTGGGTGTTTTATTTGAAGTGGGTTTACTGTTTTCAGATTCTTCTTTTTGTACAGGAACAGTGTCTACATTTCCGTCTCCATCTACATCAACCATAGGTAAACCACCGACCAAAGGATTATACATTCCTTCTTTTCTTTTCTCTATATATCTTTCTTGAGCTGGTTCTATATCTTCCGCATTTGGATAGATACCTGTCTTGATAGCACTAATGCCTTGCTCAGGAGTAAGTATACCCATTTCAATTAACCTAGTTACTACTCTTTGCAACTGAACTTCATCCTTAATGTCAATCTCTTCAAATTTTGCAGTAGGGTATTGCTTGAACCCTAAAGCTTTACAAACCATTTTGATTTGAGGCTGAAGGAAATTATGAACAAAAGACTGTCTAGCTTCCTTTAGTCTTTCTAAAAATATTTCTGCTTTAACTTGAGTGTTTTTATATTTCTCATCCCCAACAATGACATTTTGAAGACCTTGTCTAATATCTTCATTCACAATTTGATATTTATCTGGACCTATGATTTTGCTTATGTCGGGAAGGACGAATTCTGCTTTTGTAGTATAATCTGCAACTAAAACTCTACCAACACTTTCATTCTGAAACAAAGATTGCATTGCATGCAAGTTTTGTGGATTTATTCCACCTTTGTCTGGTTCAGCACCCATTGTAATTAAAAGTATTACGTTTTCTATCGTTCTACTTACAGCTTGATCAACTTTCTTTAATTCTATTTTCCAATTTATATCGTCCAATACAGGAAAACCAAAAGGTATAGCAAAGGGTTCGTAATCTTGCTTTTTATAAAAAGATGCTAATAATTTAGTAGGATCTAAATCTATACTTATGCCTTCCTGAGTCCAAGCCCCTTGCCTTATTTTCTTTTTTACATCTTCTGGCAAAGTTTCAAAAATTTCCTTATCTTCTTCTGTTTTCGGATTTTGTAATCTTTCTAACTCATATTCGGATAATATTTTTTTATAAGAATTAGTTTTAAAAGAAGTACTTCTTGTTGCAATTATGTCATATGGATTTAATAATACATATTTAATGGGTATATGTCCTTTATCTAGGTATGTACCAGAACCATAAACTTTATTTAGTTTAATTACATCATCTGTTGTAAATTTTCCATCTAATCTATATAAAAATACATTTCCACTTCTATAATATTCCCTGAAATATTGATCTTTAATAGACCATAAATTAATTTTTGCAAACCATTTTTCTATAAATGATCTAGATGCTTCATTTCCTCCATCTACATATATTGGTGAATTTGCCAACTCAGCCATTATGTCAATTGCATTTCTAAATATAGGTACATTTGCATAAGCTTTTTGACAAAGCTCTATAGACTCTCTTACATCTACACCGTCCGCAGACACCGTGTAAGGAAGCATTCCATTTATAATATTTTGGTATTTTAAAAGTTTCGCCTTAGAGGTTATTCTGTTTCTTCTTGATCCATTTTGTTTGTAAGTAACCTCTCTAGATGCGTGAGAAATATAATAACTTTCTCCAGCGGATTGCGGGGCTGTTATTTCATTTAAATTGGATTTTTTATTATCAGAAGCTCCGTTAGCTTCAAATTTTTTCCAATAGTCGGCTTTTTTATTATATTTTCTTTTTTTCATGCGTACAGTACTATTGTACACATAACAAAGTTAACTTTCAACTTTTAAAAGTTAACTTTCAAAAGTAAAATTCCATTTGTCTATATCGTAAGCATATAGTTTTTCTACAGACTTTTTTGTTTTTGTATCGTAGTAACTGGAATAATTTTTATGGTTAGTCTTTCTTAGGTGTAAAGACAGCTCGGAAACTGGTTTTTGCACTTTTCTCGATAGTATATTAACATCTTGCTGCAAGTTGGAGTATTTACCTACAAAATCTATTTCTTCGTTCAATAGAAATGCTTGAGGTCTTAAGTAGAAATCTTTCATAAGTGGATTCGCATTAATTTCAAATTTAGACCCAGAGAAACATTTTTCTACATCGCTACATAACAATTGAACAAAACCTTTAAATGAACTAGGAATTTTTATTCTTAATCTTTTTTCTTGACCTGGAATAGATAGAAAAGAATACGCACTCAACAATCTATCCCAAGGGTTTCTTACGAACGCTGCTGTGTATGAAAAATGAGTTTCTTTAGCTTCAACCGTAGAGACTGGTCTATATTCGCATTTGCCTGGAGCTAGACCCAGGTGCGTTAATATTGTTGCGGATGCACATCTTGGAACAGGAAAGAATAATAATTTATTTCGTTTAATCATTTTTTAATATTAAAAGTTATAGTTAAATAATTCTATTATTTTTTCTTCTTTTTTGAAAACAATATCCTTCATTTGTTTTTTGTAAAAATCTTTATATGTATAATCTTCTCTTTTGTTTTTATTTGAATGTTCTATTTTTGGAACAGGATTAATGTTTACATGCGAGCAAAATTTAATAAAATCTTTTTGTAAACTTTCAGTTTTAGCGCAAAAATCAGGCATGTATTTTCCATTATTATCTATAAGATAATCAAATTGAGAGCCGTGTACATTGGTTAAAACTTGCAAAATTTTTTCATCTTTCTTGTGAGTGTCAAATAAAACTTTAGCTTGATGGCCCTGACTTTTTTCATTTGAATCCCACTTGGATAAATCTTCGGTTTCATATTTATTTTTCCATTTAAATAAATAATAAAAATGACTAAAAAATCTATCCCATGGATTTCTTACAATAGAAAAGAAAAAATATTCTTTATAATCTATTTCTTCTTTATTGCAGTATTTTAATATTTCACGACATTTAGCATGTTGATAAATATCAGCATTAGGGTTTGGGCTCCCAACTAAATCTATAACCTTAAGAGGTTGAAGTGTTTCCCTTAAAGATCTAGTCCCAGTTTTCGGAATGTCAATTGTGATAAATTTTTTTGAATGAGATATTAACATTTTGATTCTATTTCTTTATATATATTATGTATATTACTAGATAATTTTTTTGCTAACAAAATATTTTCTAAACTTAGTTTTTTAAATGATTGACTTAAATCAGTAAAATCAACTTCTTGGAATGAATTGATTTCTGAAATTTTATCTTTTAATATGCCAAAAAAATCTTCATCTTGATATTCACTTCTCTTGTATTCCAATTGAAGTAAGTCTTGAACTTTGAATCCATCCTCCCTTAATTGCTCAATAGTGTTGGACTTTGTTGTAAATATATACGGAACTCCACATAATATAGCTTTCATTTCTTGGATAGAATATTGATTTATTTTGTCCACGCAATCAGAATGAATAATTAAGACTTTGGAATTAAAATATTTTTCTAAATTTATTTCTTGAATCTTTTTACTTTCCTTGATAGATTCTCGAGGCATAACAAGATTATATTTTTCAGAATTTTTTTTTATTAATTGCTGATCTCCATAAATAGATAAATCTATATTGTTAATATTGTTTGATTTAAAATTTGAATAAAGTCCGCTTATAAATGATAAATCTGAAAAACTTTGCTCATCAAAAATATATTCTAATGTTATTTTTTTATTGAAATTTTTTTCTAGATAAATTTCTATAAAATCTTGAATATTTAAATCAAGATTCATATCCTCATAAATGCCCCATGCTGAATTATAATACCATATCTTATTGTTATCTGAAAATTTTTTATTTGAACAAATCGCAAACACTGGAAGGCCCAACTCTATACTTAATTTATTTATATAATCATTTAAATTCGCCCTGGATACTTTTCGAGAAAATTGAGCCGAAGAAAGGTTAAGTAAGAAAAATTTTTCAAATTCGAATATGCGAACATTTAGATTTAATGATTTTTCGCCCAATAGATAACTAGGCGGATTTAATTTATTTATGAATTTTTCAAGATACATGATCTAAATATAACCTTCTATCGAACTTCACTCTTTCTGAAAATTTTATCTGTATATGCTCAGGTAAATCTTCAAAATTTGTCATATATTTCTTGGAGCTAGAATTCTTGGTGAAATTAATACTCCATTCTGGGGGTAAATCTTCAAAATTGTAATTGTAACAAATTGAAAAAATCTTAGATAGTAATTTATTTGTCTTAGAAATATCTACGACAAAAAATTGCATAAGTTTGGCTTTTGTTTTATCATAATGATAATCTTCTATTTCTGTTGAATTTCCAATTCCGCATATATTTCTAATTACCCAGCTATCTTCTACATAACCACTTTCTAAATATTCTTCAAAATTATTTCCAGTAATTAAACCGTGAGTCCATTCATGTTTTGACATGTCGTCCACTATATAATTATAAAAAGATCTTGCTCTTGCATAAGGCTCTCTTAGGATGATGGACTTTTTAAAATCAAAATTAAATTGATCGAATAAATCAAGAAAATATTGATCATCTATAAATCCATCAGGTTCAATTATTATTCCCCAAACAAAACACTTGCTTATAATTTGCATATCTAATTTTTTAAATTCAACTTTATGGTATACTTTTGCAGGGTCTTTGGTTCTATATCTTCTTGATATTAAATTTTCTGGATCGCCTAATAAAATTCTAGCCACACTTTTCCCGCCATTAAAGACTTCAATATTTTTAATAGTTTCATGTTTGAACATTAACCAATTCGTCTTCTCCCTCCTAAACAGTCTTAAAAATAAAATCATAACACTAATAAAGTATGTCCCTGCATTTTTGGGGACATGATAGAAAACAGGGATTTTTTCTTGCTTAAAATGTTGATTTAAGGTTTCCATTTTTTTTAATAAAATGATGAATATTTAAATTTTTCAAAATCTTCCATATATATGTTATATACTTTTTTCCTCATTTCCGATGTATATAAATTATCATATGTTGAAAATAGTTCTTCTTTGAATAAAAGTCTTTTATAAATTTTATTGAGTTTGCAAATTTTAAACCAATCCATTTTTATATTTTCATATTTCCCGATAAAGTCGATACGATCATCAATAAATTTGCTTTGTTGGAAAAAATGAGTTTGCCTCAGGATTGCTGCATCAATACCACCATTTAAAATAAAATCCTCAAAACTTTTATATTTTGATATAAACTTTCCTTGATCAAATAAGTCGCTCTTATTCCCTTTCCCACCTTTCAATAAATAATTAAATGCACTAGCGCACCTATCATATGGATTTCTAACAAATGCAAATGACCATAAATTTTTAAATAATCCAGGGGGCAAGGAACCACAAGATAAATGAGAGTCTCCAGTTAATGTTCCTATGCTTTTTTTAATTAAATTTCCGCCCGTTTTGGGTACATGAATAAAAGCAATCATATAGTCATTGCAGACATTTGCTGGGTATTTATTTTTTAAGTAGTTTATGTAATCTGCATCTTTTTTCTTCATTTTATAAATAAGGGCATAAAGCTATTATTAATAGGTTTTTGTTTTAAATCTACAAAATCAAAATATATTTTAGTCATCCAATTGCCCAATACGATAGCCGAATAGCTATCTTTTCGAGCTTTGTTTGGGCCAGTAGTTCTTTTTAATGTATCTGGTAAATCAAAGGTTTGATTGCCTTGTGGGGTGCTTTTTATTTGTATTAATGCGCACTGGCTTTTTGTTGCATTTATCATGTCATGCTGATGTTCTACGAAATCAATCATTTTAGCTCCATCATTTTGTTTTTCTTCTATTTCTGCAACATTATTAAATCTTAAATTTTTTATGGGGATTTTTTGTTTAATTTGCTTGTGATATGAGTCATCAACAGCTCTTGCCGCAAACCAAATTTTCTTATGGTCAAAGCTAGACTGGAGGAGTTCGTTTGCAGTTCTTATCCATTGGGAAGTTGGTTTTCTTAAAATACAATATCTATAAGATTTTGGATCGTATTCTTTTTTTGCATTCGATAAATCTTCTTGATATTCTTCTGGTTTGTCAAATGCAGAACTAATCATTTTAATTTTTATATTTTCTTTTTTAAATAAAGCGCTTTCATTTACCGCATTTATGAACTGGACACCTCCATTGTAATCCCCGACTATTGCAACTATATTAAAGTTTTTTAATAGATAATTAAAATATACAATATGGTGCTTTAAGTTAGTTCCTGGAAGGGCATATGCATGAACCAGAGTGCTTGTTTTTGAGCTTTCATTTAATTTATATATTTGCATCGCAAAATCATCCGAACTTTCAGATTCTGCCCAACTAGGGTCAAAGGAAAGTATATATTTATCAGCTGGGTTTCCTTTTACTTCAACAGAAGGATCCTCTCCATCTGGTATTGTGCAAGCCGCCATCCTTGAAGTTTTAAAGTAACCAGAACTATCATCAGTAAATATTGCACCAAACTCTCTGTCGAACTGAGACTGACTCATGGTGGCTTTTGATTGTAGAATTAAGTTTTCATCGTAAAGTTTTTTTGGAGCGCAATCATAGCTAAATTGCATTATGCATCTTGTCGCATCACCATCTTCCTTTATGCTTCCATTAATCAATGCCTCGAACTGTTCATAAAGCTTATAAAGGTATTCAAACTTATATGAGGCTGAAGATAATGCTATGAGTTTATTGTTTGGCCACTTATATCTATCCTCTTCTTTCATTTTTCCTTGAGCTATTAAACTAGATTCAACTTGATACATTCTCTCTCTTTCTACTGGATTCTCAACAACAGATAAGAATGGAACAATAACTTCGTTATAAATTCTTTCAGGCATCAATAAAAATTCATCAATAATAATCCTATGAAATCTGAACCCTCGAAGTTTCGATCCATCCCCTAAGGGTAAAGCTCTAATTCTACTTCTACCAATTTCCATCAACCATTCATCATTACTTTTAGATTTGTGTGTTATGCATTTCGCCAATAAATGAGCTTCTGGCTTTGCTGCAATGTCTTCGATTTTTTTAAAAATCATTTTTGATTGCCTGAAAGACTTTGACAAAATACCTATTTCGACACCTTGATTTAAGATTGCATCTAAAAATGCATATATGCCAGTTGTAAAAGATTTTGACATACCTCTTGACCAAACACCAAGGGTATAATCTGTTTCAAACATGGCCTTAATTGCCATATGTTGGAACGGAAATAATTCCACCCCAGATATCAAACTTGTAGTAAAAGTAATATTTTCTCTTAAAAATTTATAAAGTAATATCTGAGCTTCCCCCTCTTCCAAATGACCTATTTTTTCCTTAAGTTTTTGATTGAAATTTTCTGCATTGACCCTTTTTTGGTCTCCTGTCTCCCAGCTCATTTCTTATCTTCGTACTCTCTGAATATTTTCTGACACCAATAAGATTCTGTTTCAAAATATTTTTTGCAAGCTTCTATTACATTGTAAACACTATACCCCTGGCATGAATGCACATTAATGAAAGCCTTGCTTTGATGTTTTACGAAATGAGCTGTAATCATTGAGTTTTGATTTTCATGTATAAGTCTATAACCTTCCATTTCTTCATTCCCCTGGCCAAAGTCATTTATGATCCCAACAATATTAGCTCCCTCTTCATCAATTATTTCTGATATTGTGTCAGCAAATTTTTTAATTTTAGCATTTGTGAATTTTGATTTATCGCAATCATATAAATTTATAGCTAAATCAAGAGACCATATTTCTTTTTTTTGTTGTTTCATTAATTTTGTTATCTAATAAATATTGTACGTCTACATTCCAAATTTTTCTACCAAATAATAAAATTTCAGGTATTATTTTTTTTAATCCAGCTCTATTATGTGCAAAAACGACTTGAGAGTTTTCTTTGTATTCCTGCAAAAAACTTTTAACATTATGCCAAATATAAGGCATTTTTGATTTATGGGGAGAGAAAATATTATTTTTATTAATTTTTTTTATAGAACTTTCTACAACTATAAAAACATAAGAGTTGAATTTTTTTGCTCTATCAATCTCCCTTTTTAATCTTTCAAAGTTTTTGCCAGAAAAACTACTTTTGAAATCCGACTCACTTTTCCTGTCTATAAAAGTATAGTCGTAGTATTTGCCTGATGCAGTATAGTCTCCAAAATCTAATTTCATGAAATCAGAATTTATAAAATTAATAGGTTTTTGCTCTCGTGTATCTATAAAAATATGCATTTCGTTATAATTTAAATGAGGATTGTTCTTATCTTCTAAGAAACCTTCGGGGCCACTTTTATTTAGCGATACCAATAACCCATTATCTTTGCAGAAATCATAATAATTGTTAAAAAATTTATTATATATGTCTATGCTTGGTAATTCTGATAATTCTAACTCCACCGAGCTTAATGATTTTTTAATATTTTTTCTTTGTACCCTATCAAGAAAGATTTTTTCTAACATATCCTTGACTTGCGCTCTCTCTGCGCTAATAATCCACTCATTCATTTCATCGCTATTAATAAAATATTGATTGAAATATTGATCTAAATTTTTAAATTTTATATTCTTCTTTAAGAAAATACTTTTTCTTGGAAAATGAGTTTCGTAATATTCTTTTATTGTTTTTTTATGCTTCTTTGATATATGCAAATGAAGACCTCTGTCTGATTTGAATTCTTCCCCGCACAATTTACACTTTGAGTTTTTATTTATCATATTTTTTGGCATGACCTTCTGCTAGTAGTATATTGTTTATCACATCTTCATTTTTTATAATCTCACCCAAAACTCTTCCATACTTTCCAACTCCATAAGATTTTAAAAGTAAATAATCTTCACCATCAGTTTCGCATAATTCTTCAAGTCTATCTTTAGCAGCTAGACCCTTTTGTTTTTCTTTTAAATTTTTAGTTCTAACTTCTGGGGTGTTTATACCATACAATCTAATTCTTTTTTGCACATATATCTCAAAGCCTAAATCTATCAGTGCATCAATTGTGTCTCCATCAATTATTTTAATAATTCCTTTAATTTTGTAAGTATACATTTTATATAACATCTTCCTTCCTTAGCCCCATAATTCTAGCTTTCCATGAATCCATACTTTCAAGCCTGTCAGCCTCTTCCTCAACTAGCATTTTTTGTTTTTCTGCGATGTCTATCATTCTGCTTCTCTCCTCTTCCTCTTGAAATGATTGAACTAAACTTAATATAGATCCATATTTATCTTGCTTGTTTTTAATTCTGGCCGATCTGTCTCCATTTAATTTTTTTATCAAAGATTCCTGTCTTTGTTCGCACTGATGGTACTCTGCTGATTTTGCTTTTAATATTTCAGCAAGTTTTACAGACATCTCTGTTTGATCTTCGCATTCGTCAAACATTTTATTCAATTTCTCCATGTTTCTTTGAATTGTTTTTAAATTTACATAATCAACGCAAACATTTATGTAAAGGTTTACTTCGTCCGCAGTCAAGTCTTGCTTGTCCCATGCAGCCCTAATGAATTCAGATTCAAATAGTTGCCTATCTTCGTTTCTGTAAGAATTTGCGATTTGAGAAAACCTGGGCGATGATAAATATTTCCTTAAAGAATTAACGCACTCTTGTTCATGTCTTTTTAATTTTTTAAATTCTAAATTCAGATCCTCAAGAGTACAATTCCTAATTTTATTAAGGATTTCAATGTTATCATTCGGTGCGATATAAGGTTTTAGGTTTTCATTGGTTTCAGCTTTAATGAAATCACTAGAATTTGTTTTTAAAAAATCAGCAACAACCCTCTGTTCCATACTTAAATTTTTAACCTCTTTGTCTTGAAATATTAACTGAGCTATTTGAAGGCTGCTCAACTTGTCCCTTGAGTATTCTTTTATTAAATCTTTCTGAAACTCATTGAGTGTTATTTTTTTGCTTTTCTTATGGACTTTTGTTTTATACCCGTAACCCCTCTCTATCATGTATTCAGCGACAAGTTTTCCTTCTTTATTTCTTCCGTCTAAAGATTGGTCTTGAAACAACTCTCTAGTTAGCTGATCTATATCAGGTATTTGTATATAATTGTTGTCTATGAATTTTTTTTGATCTCCTGTTAATTCTTTCATTATTCAAAAATCTTTTGAGATTCTAATATTTTGTAAAATATTTTTTTGTATTTTAATTTCAGGTTTTTTATTTGCTTATAACCAGCCTTCCTTCCTTTTTCGTTTGTTTTATAACCTAATATTATAGCCACCTCTTCTTCTTCTAAATTATCAATAAAAAGCATTTTATATATATCATATTGCTTTTTATTTAAACTTCCCTCCATTAGTTTGTGAGCCTTTTCTATATAAAATTCTAAATTAAAATGAGAGGAGGAAATTTCCGAGAATAAATGACTTGGTTCGTATTTTATATTCTCTAATGAGCTTGCCATTTTTATTTCAAATGCATGTTTTTTTGTTTTTGACCATTTTTTGTATAAAGGGCAATTTTCATCTTGCAATCTTGATTTAGTAAATGAGCAAGTATCATTTCCCTCTTCATGTATATCGGCATTAAATGGACAATTATGACAAGGTTTAGCAAAGCTATGGTAATGATTTCTAATTAAATTTTTTAATTGATTAGTTATAATTTTATTTACCCAAGGAATAAGTGGTCTATCTGGATCCCATTGCCCCCATTTTGCAAAAATGTGACTTCTCAATATTTGTGATACGTCATCGTAATCCATCCACGTAATCGAATCAAGTCTCCATTTACTTCGGCGCTTTCTGATTTCGTTATCGATTACATCTATGTAATCTTCAAAATTATTTTTATGTGTCACTTTTTTTTCTCAAAGGTTGTATCTCGGGCTTTTGCCTAGGCAGCCTTTTAAATTCATAAAAATTATTGGCTTCTGATAAATCAAGATCGTATTCTAATTTTTTAATCCTAGGAACTTCCTTTACATCAACCTCATCTTCGTCGCTATCATTTAAATTGCTTATATTCTTTTTGGTTGGCTTATTGTTATTGCCTTCTTTGGACAAGTTATTTCCGCAATTTGAGCAAAATTTTGGCCTGGTTAAAGCATATTCGTTCTTGAAGCCACATTCACTGCAAAATAATTTACCCATTTTTGACTCCTTTAACTTTACAAGAGATTTGATTTATAAATATCTTCTCTTCTGGAAACATATTAATTATTGTTTTTTCTGGCAATTCAATAAATAAATTCCTTTCTCTATTTTCTGTAGATCCATTTATTTTAAAATTTATTTTTTTGTCTCCGATAATTTCTTTATCGCCAGTTTTAACAATTATTTTGAATTCTTTCAAATCATTTCTGTCTAGAAAATTCCAAAAATTTTCTTTAGATTTTTTTTCTTTTTTTGACAAAAATAAATTTCTTAATAAAAAAATACTAAAAGTGGTGAGGGACGATATCGCTGCAACTATAATTTCATTCATTTTAAATATTAAAATAATATATTAAATTTTTCTATTTTTTTTAAATTTTGTGTAATAAAATCACCTTCTACTTTTAATGGAGGTAATTTAAACTTTTGCTCTTTATCTTGATGATATTTTTTTAATTATGAATTTTAGAATTTCACTTCTTTTAATATCTGAAGCATTGAACTTAAATATATGAATTCCTTTTTCGGAGCTTTCTTCATCATCAAATTTTTTGATTATATCTCCAAATCCGCTTTTCCCATTAATGTCGCTTTGCATTAGATCTCCGCATATAAATATTTTAGAATTTTCACCTATTCTGGTTATTAATGTAGTCAATTCTTTGAATGTAGCATTTTGAGCTTCATCCATAATCACAATCTTATCCTTAAAAGATAAGCCTCTCAAGAAATTTATTGGCATTGCATCGATTCTTCCGCTCTCCATTAAATCTGTTTTTGCAGTAGTGTTATCTGGAATTAATTCATCTAATTTTTCTTTTAATGGTATGATATATGGATTAAATTTTTCGCTTAAATCTCCAGGTAAGGCACCTAAACCTTTTTCCGCACTTTCTATTATAGTTCTTATGTAAAGCAAGTCTAAATCCTTGCTTGAGCATAATTGCCTTAATGCTGCATAAACAGATATGTAAGTTTTAGAACTTCCTGCAGGGCCAGAAACAAAAATAATTTTCGTATCTTTATTTAAGGCTATTTTCAGGAAGGTCTTCTGCTTCTCAGTTAAGTCACAAGATTTAATTTGAAACTTATCTAAAGAACTAGACGTTAAATCATTTTTTTTATTTTGTTTTTTCTGTCTCATTATTTTTTATGAAAGTTTTTATAATTTCTTCTCTCTTTTCTGCTGTCTCAAAGTACCAAACCCAATAAAACGAATTCGTAATTTCATGTATATCTTTTTTTATAATAATTATTTCTTTTTCTATTTTTTCTAATACATCATAAGTAATCTCAATATTATTTTTATTCAATTTTCTAGCTTCTTCAAGAAAAATGTTTAATTTATTATCTCTTTTTGCTTTTGATATTTTTGAAAAATTTTCTTCTTTACCTTGGCCTTTGTCTGGGTGAGTTTCCTTAGCTAATTCTCTAAATATAATCTTCAACTCAGGCTCTTCGAATATATTTTTGGATTCTTTTTTTCTTTCAGGCTCTTTATCTTTCAGTTTATTTAAATCTATATGTTTTGAAATTTCTTCTGTAAATAAAGGTAGAGCTAATTCTTGAATTTTTTTAATAGATTGCAACTCTTTATTTAAGCTTCTCCACTCAAACCTTAATTTATTAAATTGTTTTTTAAGCATTGTTAAGTGTATTATTAATATAAGTGAAAGGTGCTTTTTATATCAAAGATATTTTGGATGAATTTTCTGATAATGTAGAATTAGAAGGTGAAGATGTTTATGCATTAATTCATAAGAAATATCTTGGAGATGTTAATCGAAGAATTCGAGCTCATGGATGGAAAGTAGAAGTAAGGAGGAAGAGAAGTTTTATGATTTTGATCAAAGCTTCTGCTGTTTTGCTTTAAATCTATTAGCTATAAAGCAAAAACTAAATACAATAAATATTATTAATAAAAACTCCTTAAACGGTTTTTCGGTTTCATTTTTCGATTGACTTATTTCTTCTTTTATTGTATTATTTGCAGGTTCAATAACTTTTTTCAGAGGTATTGTCTTGCACCCGAGTAAAAAAAATAAAATAAAATATAAAAATAAAGTTCTCAAGTTAGTATAATACTAATATACACTTATAATGATTAATAAATTAAAAAGATGTGAAAAACTTTGTGTTTTTTATGTTGCAACAATCAGAGAGTTTACAAGCGGAGAATTAGAACAATCAATATACCATTATTTAAACAGTTTTCCTTCTCAAACTTACTCCATAGATTTATATATATATTTTAATAAATTAGTGCTTTCAACGAGGATAGAAAAATTTCACCAATCAATAAAAAAACATATAAATATAAATGATGTTAAAATAGTAGATTTAAATTTAACATTTGAAGAAGATACTTTTTGGTATCCATGGCTTAGCAGTCCAAAGCCTTTTTCAATGCCTAAACTAGGCTATACTGCTGGGGCCAATAATTTATTTTTTAGATCTCTCGATTTAATGTTTAAGGAGGGATATGAATATAATTTAATGTTAGAGTCTGATACTTTTCCTTGTCAGCATTTGTGGTTTGATAGGATTTTAAGTTTTTCCGAATCTCACGATTTTGATATAGCTGGCAGTAGATATAAGGGCATGACCGAAAGTCATTACCTTTCTTTTTATAAAGAACATCTAAATGGAGTGGCCGTTTATAAAAACAGCCCGAAAATGAAAAAATTGTCTAAGAATGTTGAAAGATTCATCAAAAAAAATATGCCAGATACAGGCTACTATAATTTTGACATAGCTATCAATGATTACAATAAAGAAAAATCAGAATACAGTCTTATTGATACTGATTTTATTATAAATATAAGCGACCCAAGAGATAAATTCATAACTACCAAAAGTGTGATAAAGGCATATCCTAATGCCATGATTATTCACCAAAAAGAAGTGAGCCCATATAGACAGTTAAATTTAAATTTTTTCAATAAAAACAAGAATTTTAAAGAAATTATGGTTTTTTATGCAATGCCTAAATCTGGCTCAGAATTTTGCATAAAAGCTCAAGAAAAGTATTTAATTAATCACTGCAATAAAACTGGAAGATTTCCGTTCATAATAAGCTTTGCCACTGAAAAAAATTCTCGTTTTTATTTGCTATCCTCTCTGGAAAATCCCGAGCCTTTTGATAGAAAAATGTTCCAATCTAAAGTTGGTAATTTTTATAGTATTGCACAGGAAGATTTCCAAAAAATTTCGGAGTCAGATTTTCTTGAACCTTTTTCTATAGTATTAGATCAAAGATATTCAACTGACTATGATTACCTCTTTTTTATGGAATTTCATCAGATATGTTATTCATTAAAATTAAGCCCTTCTATTTTTTCCTTTCTTAAAAACCCTTTGGATATTGCAAGTTCTCTTTACATTCCATATGCCAATGCTAATAGAATTTCTGTAAGAAGTCCAGAATTCAAATTAAAATTTCACGACTTCTTGGTTAACTATTCTCCCAAAGGTTTTTTATCTAAAAATTTAATCGGGAAAGAATCGTTGAATGCAAAGGAGTTAGATTTTTTATATTCTATTTTATGGAATTTTTCTTTTTATGATGTTAGATTGATTGAAACTGTTTTAAAATCTATTTTTCAGAAAAATAAAAAGATAGATGCTGGCAGAGTTGAATTGAAATCAATCCCCATCAATCATACAGTTAATAAAATTAACTTTTACCAAGGGTCAGTGGATAAGGACATAGAGATCCAAATTGAAAATAAATACAAACAAGATTTAGAGATTTATAATAAAATCTTAGTTAAAAACATAGCAGAAGAAAAAGTTCCATTTTTTATTCACCAACCTAAGTGTGGAGGCTCTTTTGTTAATAGTGTATTTACTTATTATTTTGAAAGTTTCGTTAATGATTCTCCAGAACTTTCAAATAGAGCCTACAGGAGAATTAACGTTAATTTAGATAAAAACTCAATAGCTATATTTTATTGCTATGTATATGAAGAAAATTTCTTTTCCGATCCAGATGTTTCAGGATCTAAAAAAAACCCTTTCTTCGCTCAATGCTCAGAAAAAACTTTTTTAAGATATTTTGATCATTCATCGTTTCTAATTTTTGCAGCAAGTACGTCTCTAAGCGGATACCCAAAAATTTCATATGAATTTGTTAAAAAAATTGCCAACGATTCTGGGGTTATGCTATCCCCCTTTAGTTTCCTGAGAGACCCAAGAGCTCAAATGAGTTCATTACTTTATTCTTCAGGTAATCAAATAGAAAAGTTAAAAGATGCTTGGCCCTTAAGGGCATTGTATGATGAAAGTTTATCTGGCATTAAAAATAATATAGAATATGTGAAAGATGTTGTAGATTTTTTTATAGAAGAAAATATATATGTCAGGGATCTATCCTTTGCGAAAGAAGCTCTCGGACAAATTCTTTTTGAATGTTATGGTCTAGAAGTTCCGCCTAAAATTTTCAAAAAAAGCAATTTAAATAGCAACCCTAAATTAAGTAAACTTGAACAAAAATTTTCCAGAGCTATTACTGCAAATATAAAATGGAATACAAAATTTTACAACGAAATAATATATTAATATGAATGGATTCCCTATAATTTTTAAAAACACAAACTTAGTTAAAATAGAGTCAAGGCTTCTTTCTTATTTGAATCATCATGATTCAGATTTCGGGATGCATAATAAAGATGAAGATTACTGGAAGGGTAGAGTTTTGGGAGTAGAACTTATAAACGATGAAGAAATTCAAAGAGAGCTAACATTGCATGGGTTGCAAATAATTGAAGCAATTGGAAAAATTTTCCCCAAAAACCCAGCTTTCTCAGACACTCTTCATATAGTAAAATGGCCAGATGGATTAGGTATGCCATTGCATGCAGATGGACAAGCGAATGACGGAGGTCATCATGATTACTTCTGGAGGCAATTTGGTTCAGTAACATTTCTTAATGATAATTTTGCAGATGGATTTTTAAATCTACCGAACCAAAAAATGAGAATAAAACCAGAAACTGGAAAAACTGTTATCTTTCCTGGTACAAGTGAGTATTTGCATGAAGTGATTGCAGCAAGAGGAGGAATAAGATATACACTAGCAAGTTTTTTATCGTTTGACGAAACACATAAAGCTGATCATATATATGAACTTTACGAAAAATTCTCAAATCAAACTTAGCAGAGAAATCCTTCCATCTATAAGTAAAAAAGGTTTTAAGGTCCGTAAAGTACCTAAAAAAGTTTGGAAAATAATTAGTGATTATTACAAAAAGTGTGGTCGTGTCTCCATTGATCAGCATAACGGTTTAATCCCACAAGATGAACTTTCTTATATAGCATCAACTAATGATATTGAGAATTTTTACAAGCTTGAGTTTGATGTTTTAAATTCTTTAGGAGGAATTCATCAAAAATGGGCTGGATCTAAAAACCCCTTAAGTTCCAACAATTGTTATGGAATCAGGGTATATAAAAAAGGAGCTATTTGTAAGCCTCATTACGATCATCTTGCAACTCACCATGTTTCTTCAATAATAATCGTAGATAAAGATTTAGGTTCAAATAATAATGAAGATTGGCATTTTGATATAAAAGGAAATGACGGAAAGTGGAGGAAAGTTTATGCTAATATAGGTGAAATGGTTTTTTATGAATCGGCTAAATGCTTACACGGAAGACTATTTAAGTTTAAAGGTAATTCTTTCAAAAACTTTTTTGTTCACTATTCTTTTTCTCAATTTATTTGACAATTTTAACAAAATAACTTATTATATATAAATGGAAAATAAATGCTCTAAAAATGGATGCCCTCCGCAGGGCTGCGCTAACTGGAAAAAATGCGACTTGATTGATTGGACCGTAGAAAATATAGAGACGAAAGCTCCTTCCTCATATGTTCTTCAAACTTTAAAAAGTTTTGATTTGACTCAACAGGAGTGTGTTGAGATCATTCGAGAAGCTCACAAAAGATTACCTGATTCTAAAAAACAAAAACCCGAAGAAAATCCAGCCTCAAAAGTGGAAACTAAAGATAACTCTGTAAATTCTAATTCTAAAAATAAAATGAAAAAATCTAAAAAATCTAAAAAAGAAAATTTGTATAGAGATCCAGGAAATTTAAATGGCATTAAAGGTTATCCTTTTTTTACTAGATTTGCTAAGAAGATTCAAGTTCAAGATGATGCTCTTGATATTTTTATGATTGATAATTTTATGACGGAAGCTCAATGCAAAGATGCGATAACTTTAGGAGAGCGTCATTTAGAACCATCTCCAGTAACTGCTTATGGAGAGGGTAATGTTATTGATGAAGATGATCGAAGGTCCGAAACTGCATTCATAACAAGACAGCCTAATTTAAATTTCAGTAAAGATGAGATGCTTTTTCTAATGTCTATAGAGAACAAAGCATGTCTTGCGTTAGGCGTTCATCCAGATAGGTGCGAAGGCATTCAAATGCAAAAATACTCTAAAGGTGATTACTTTTATTGTCATTTTGATGGCTGGGATACTAGAGAGCGTGGAGGTCAAGAATTTGCTTCTCCAGAAGAAGGAGGTAATAGGGTATATTCTTTTATGGTGTATTTAAATGAACCTAAAAAGGGAGGGTCTACTAAATTCTGGAATGTGAAAGACGAAAAAGGTAAAATTTTAAAAATTAAACCAAAAATTGGCACGGCAGTTTTCTGGAAAAATATAGATGAAAATGGATTCCCATTAGAGTCTAGTCATCATGAAGGAACAACGATAAAAAAAGGATTAAAATATATATTAACTATATGGATTAGGGAAGCTAGCGAAGACCGAGAAGTTATTAATGCTTACGGTCCAAGAACTATTTCTACTCCCAGAGATAGTGAGTAAAAAAAAACCATTATTCATACATGTCCCAAAGGCAGGGCAATGAAAATACTTGTAGCAATATTAACCTGCTCATCAACTCAAACACGGGCCGATGCTTGTCTTGCGACATGGATTAAAGACATAAAATCACCACATGATTATTTTTTTTACGGAAACAAAACTCAATCAGAGAAAATGCCTAAAACATGGAATTGTGAACCAGATAAAGGGGAATGCAGGAATGGATTAACAGAAAAAACATATAAAATGCTAGTAAAATCATTAGATTATGAATGGGATTTTTTGTTTAAATGCGACGACGATACCTATGTTTGCTTTGATAGATTAATTGAATTTTTAAAAACTTATGATCCATCTCAAGATTTGTACATAGGGAAGCAGCTAGGACAAAAAGGGTATGCTCAAGGTGGAGCGGGATATGTTTTGACAAGAAGTGCAGTTAAAAAGTGTATTGAGTCATTGAAACATTTTTATAGAAATAGATCTAAAATTGAAGGAATATATGGCATAAAACAGGCTGCGGAAGATTATTATGTTGGTCTCGCCTTAAAAGAGCAAGAAATAAATTTAACACCCACATTTTCCCTAAGCTGGGGGCCTCCCCCTGCTGTAGTAAAAGAAAATCAATCAGTCTGCATTGATGAAATAATTAAAAAAAATAAAATCACAACACACTACGTTCTCCCTGAGACTATGGAGACAATATATGAATTAATTAATACCTAAAATGAATACCGTTGTTTACCATCTATTTTGCAAAAATGACGGTCTGGACCGTTTTTATAAAACATACAACAAAATTAAAAACAGTAATCTATTAAGAGCCATAAATTCATTGCATGTTAATTGCGTTGGGCTTTATAAAAAAGAATGGAGTGACAAAATATCGTGCTTAACAAAAGTTAGAGTTCATCAAAATGAATACGATAAAAGTGAAGTTACAACCGTTAATCTGGCTAAAGATTTAGCTTCTAAAAATTCATCGGGCAACACTTTGTATCTTCACTCTAAAGGTGCTACTAATAAATGGTCAAAAGGATCTTTATCTCAAAAAAAAGAGTGTATAGATGCTTGGGTTGATTTTATGGAATATCATCTCATCGAGAGTTATCAGTTGTGTTTAAATTTATTGAAAGAATATGACACGTGTGGGTGCAATAAAGCTAACACTAACGGCCAACCCTTTGGAGTCTCGAATACATGGCATTATTCTGGAAATTTTTGGTGGGCAAGAAATCAATATCTAAACTCAATTCCTTTTTCAAAAAAAGACCATTATCTTTGGTCTGAAGCTTTATTTATTAGTGGAATAAATGCTAAATTAGGTAAACATAAAGAAGTTGCTCGCAGCGAATTTATATACCCTGATATTTTAACAAAAAAACTTTCTATTGATTACAAAAATTATAATTATTTAAAATGAAGATTTATGTAGACAATTATTTAAGTAGAACAGGTTTTATCTGTACTAAAGCTAAATACCCTGATATTGAATTTGTAAAAGAGAAAAAAAATGCCGACTTAATGATTCTTCCGTCCGACTGGAACTCAGACTCGCCCGTATTTAAAGAAAACTCAAGAGCAATATACCGCATGAAATATATCGCTGCTAATAACAAAGGTCTTTACAGGAGGAAGGGCTGTCGATCAGGCTTTTGTGTCGATGATAAAATAGAAGTGCCTGAGGCTAAGAATTTTTGTTTTACTCGTAATGATTTTTGCAAAAACCCATATCTTATTCATGTTCCTGTGGACTGGAATATAGCAAGAACTATATCTAAGCCCCCGCTTTACTGGAGACTAAAAGATAGGGTTGATCGAGTGAGCTATTACAATAGAGTCTACTGGAAAGGCAATGTTGGTAATCATCGCACTCGTAAGAAAATTTTTGATTTTTTTCAAAAAAAACCTAATCCTAATTTTTGCATAGAAGAATTTAAACATCGTATTTATGTAGAACCATGCCCCGCAAGCGAGCATGATAATTACCTAAAAGAATTATCTAATTCAGATATGTCTTTTGTTCTTCGGGGCGATAGACCATCAACTCATAGTTTTTTTGACGTTATACAATGTGGATGTATACCAATATGTGTTAATGCAATGAATATCGGATGGGAGAATATTATGGAAAATGTAGAGGATTATATGCTTTTATTTGACTTAAGCAAACAAACTGTCAAGGAAATTCAAGCAAAAATACTTGAAGTATTATCAGACAAAGAAAAGGTTTTAGAAATGAAAAAAAATTGTATTCATTTGTTTGAAACTTTTTTTAGAGATACTCCTTCTAATTTCCCTTGGGATGAATTTAGATTAGCTAAATGCATTGAAATTTATAAAAATGATTTTGATGTCTCAAAAATTGACAATAAATTAATTTGTGATGAGTTTCTTAAGCTAAAAGGTCTAGATTCTAAAATTTGATACGTGAAAAAATATATATATCAATTAACCAGACGCGGGTTATGTGCAGAACTTAATTCCTTATTAGGCTTTTACGAGAGTGTGATACGCGAAGACTGTAAAGTTTTTATAGACGCAAGCAAATCTCAATATTTTAAAAAAGTATCTATATATGATGTTTTTAAGTTTCCAGATTTCTTCGTTAGTGAACCCATTGATGGATCGCGGTTAGTTCCCCCAAGACCGTGGAGAAAAGCTTCAAGAAAACATTATAAATTTTCAATCGACCAACAAACATGTTCTAGCTTCTTTTCATATACCGACAACTTTCAGAATAAATTAAATTCAAAAATCAAAAAACTTTCTTTGAACGAACAATATAATTGTTTACATATTCGAAGAGGAGACAAAGTTGGTGAAGCACTTTATAGATGGGCTGAGAGCAGAGGTAGAGCAGAATCTAAAAGATTTGAGTTTGAACACTATTTCAATAAAATCAATAATTCTGTAGAGACAATATTTATTTTTACAGACGACTACAAATGTATTCTCGAAGGCAAAGAGTATTTGCGCAAAAACAATATCAAGCGCCGTATTGTTACCTTAACTAATCCTGAAGATCAGGGGCATTCAACCGATAAGGATCTTGATAACAATAAAATTTATACAGAAAATGATTTATTAAAATTTTTAAGCCCAATCGAAATTTCTAAAAACGCTAAACAATTTATAGGTACAAAAAGCAGTAATATTTATCGATACTTGGAAAATCAATGTGTAAATAATACTGAGTTTACCTCTTTAGATTAATATAATATTAACTATGCATTCACCAACTAAATCCTCCAGTAAATATAATTTAGTGTGTTTTCATAAATGCGGGTCTACTATAATAGAACGTATTCTTTCTAATTCTGCATCTTTTATCTCTCAAGATAGAACTTTAGTAAAGCCTAGGATCTTTACTCCGATAAGCTTAACTTTATCCGATAAAGATGTTGCCGTTGATATCGATATGGTCAAAAGGCTAGATTGGCTTCCACCTTATTCAGGGAACGATAAATTTATTTTTGTTGTACGAAATCCTTTATCTATTGCTATTTCCATGTTTTATTCTTTTGCCTATACTCATTCTCCGCTTGATTCTGGATTTAGCGAAAAAGATCATCTCGAGAAACAACTTTTAATACGAAAAATTGGCTTAAATAAATTTGCTGGTCGTAGAATGAATGGTTTGTGTAAAAATTTAAACAAGGTTTTTGATGACAACGAATTTCAAAATAAACTTATTCTTCCATATGAATTAATGATCTCAAACTTCTCTCAATTTTTACATCTATTTTTAAATCATATAAACTTACCTTCTTTACACCAATCTATTTACGAGAAACATAATAAATCGTTCAGACCTATTAGAGATCGAACTGACGAAATTATTAAAAAAGGTCTAAAAATCCACAAACGTACTACTGATATTAATGAGTGGAAGAAGAAGTTCTCAACCGAAGAAATCGAAATTTTTGAAAATGATTTTCCAATGGTTAAAAAGTATCAAGACTTTCTTCTTTCTCATAATTTATAATATGCATCTTGAGTTCACAACAACCGCCTGTGTTCGCCCAGAGCTATTAGACCAAACATACAGAAGTCTGAGTAATACATTGGTTGATGTTGACTTGAAGACAGAGGGTGTTTTATATATTAATATTGATCCAGTACCAGATAGCTCTGATCAAGCTATCAATGAAGAGCTTAAAGTAGCTAGATCTTATTTCGGTGAAGTACATTATCGAATTGGCGAACCTGGAGGAAATTTTTCTTGTGCAGCTAGCTGGGTATTATCTCAACCCAAAGGCGAATATTTTTTTAATGTGGAAGATGATTGGTTATTTGATGGCGAAATTTGTGTCGACAATTACATCAATAAAATAAAATCAGATAATCGTAATAACATACTACAATGCATTGCTGGTAAAAAACGAGTTGCAGCTGTACAAAATCGAATTCATTTTTTTCCTGGCTTATTTCAAACCTCAATTATTCAATCAATATTAACACAACATCCTATACCAGAAAACGAAAACCCTGAAAGATGGCTATGGGAACTCAAAGCCCCAAAACAACTAGTTGACTATAATGTGACCTCCTTAGGTGGTGTTGTCTGTAAAGACAATGGCAGAAAATGGATGCTCGACAAAGGCTATTCCAAAAACTACAATCTAAGAATCAATGCGAAAGGCACAATGCAGGGCAATTTTACCCAATGGAACTTAAAATGATAAACCACAAACACAAATTCTTATTCATACACATCCCTCGCACGGGAGGTTCCAGCATTGAATCGCAATTCAACTACAAAGAAAACAAAGAAAAAAACAAACACTGGACTTTAAATAACTGGAAAAAAACATTAGATCCTGAGATTTTTGATGAATATTTTAAGTTTAGTTTTGTTAGAAATCCTTGGGATTTTATGATATCAAAATACAAGGATATTTGGTTCACAAGCAAACATCCAGGAGGACCAATTGGAGAACGAGCAGGCAAATCTCTGAAATATTTTCTTAAACATTATAAAAATCCATCGCATGAAAAAGGTGAAACTTTCCACGATTATTTCGATCCAGAACAAATAGATTTTATTGGTCGTTTCGAAAATCGTGAAAATGATCTACAATACATATCACAGAAAATTGGTGCAACTATTAACAGTAAAATTCATCAGCGAAAAATTCAAATGCGAGACAAAAACAAAAAACACTACACCGAATACTACGACGACGAAACCCTCGAGATTGTGGCACAAAAGTACGCACGAGACATTGAGTATTTTGGTTATAAATTCGGAAAATAAAATATGAACAACAGTAAATATAATTTACTAGCTATGGGTAGCTGTCGAATTTGCGCTGCTTTAAATAATTATCAAAATACATACAACACATGGGGGGAGACAGGGAGTAGACATTTAAACCCAAAATGCATAATTGGTAGAAGTTGGAGTATCAACGAGCAATTAGAACTGCTAAAATTAATCAAAGGTGATAAGCCGTTTGCTGAATATGCTGGCTGTGAGTATCCAGATATTGAAAATATTAAAGATAACTTACTTTTTTTAGGGCGAAAGTTTAATCAAATTGATGCTATTGTCGTGGAGGTTTCTTCACTTAGGTATTATAAAAACAAAGATAATAAATTGATTCACAACATAATGCACAATAATAAGAATTCTTCCATAATTAAAGATATGTCATCTGAAGAATTTGAGGTAACAACAAAGAATTTTGTAGAGTATAGTGAAAAGCCAATATTTTTTGTTAGCCACTTTGATCGAAAAAGCAAACCTTACAGGGAAGTAATTTGGGATTATTTAAAGAAAATTTCCACAGAGTACAAAAATGTTTTCTTGATTGACCCCTCCATAATGCCCAATCTACAAACTACTAAAAATCGGGAACATTATACCAGAAAAGGTGAAGATATTGCATCAGAATATATTGGTGGAATTATATCACAAACACTACACCGAATACTACGACGACGAAACCACGAGACATTGAGAATTTTGGGTACAAATTTGGAGAATAAATTATGAACAAACATAAAGACTTTTTATTAATTAAACCCCAAAAAACGGCTAGCAGCTCAATAACCCGAGCATTATTACCATACACGCAACTCAATAATTCCAAGGGATTTTTCATTACTGGGTACCATAAAGATATCAAACACCATTTAAAATATTCTCAATATCTCGATATACTTGGAGCTGAAAAACTCGAAAATGCAATACTTTTTGGTACGGTCAGAAACCCTTGGGATCGCTGGGTTTCTTGGTGGAAATGGAGTCAACAACGCAGCATTCCCCTAAAAAGATTCCTCTTATCCAGACCTGAGAATCATTACTTAAATTTCTTCGCTGGAGCGAAAGATTTATTCATTATTCGTTTTGAAAACCTCCAACAAGACTTCAATATCGTCTGCGACAAAATTGGAATTCCACACCAACAACTTCCACATCATAAAAAAAACACACACAAACACTACACCGAATACTACGATGATGAAACTCGTGAAATCGTTGCGGAAAAATACGCAAGAGACATTGAGCATTTTGGATACAAGTTTGGCGAATAAAAATAGTAAACGACATATCAGAAATATTAAATATTAGAAAATGAAAAAATTACTTCAGTACTTACGCAAAAACTATCCACACGTTGCTGGTAAAAAAAATAATTTCTCAAATCACCATTACAATCCTTTCTCGACCCCAAGTAAACTATGGCCAAGAATTAACATTCCTCAATCAACAGCTAATCTATTTACTACAGTTGATGTTCTAGAAAACCTCAACATTAAATATTCTGTTGTATTTGGAACTTTATTAGGAATTTACAGAGATGGTGAATTGATTGAGCATGATACAGACAGCGATTTAGCTGTGTGGCTTCAAGACGAAAATAAAATTATTGAATTTATCAAAAATTTAGAAGACAGCCAACTAATGTTAACAAGGTTTACCAAAAATATTTTGTCATTTACTCGTGGAGGCGATTTTATAGATCTTTATATGTATAGAACAAAAGAAAAAAACTCAAATGTATTACATTGCATCCCTTATTTTGGAACCTTAACAGAAATGGATTTTGATAATAGTAATACAATCACCTTTCATAATAGAAATTTAACTTGTGTAAATGATCCAGAAGGTTATTTTCAGAAACTTTATGGTAGTGACTGGCGTGTACCAATAAAAGACAAACATGCACATATTCGACACAGAAAACGATAATGGACAAACAATACTGGAAAAATTTTTACGAAGACCACTCGCTTAAAGAGGATATATCCGAATGCAGTACTTTTGCTAAATTTTGTGAAGAAAACTATTTTAAACGAGAACTTTCCATCGTGGACCTAGGTTGCGGGAATGCTAGAGATGCATTCTATTTTGCTCGGTTGGGGCATGAAGTTTTGGGTGTGGATCAATCTATAGATATTTCGATTAAAGAAAGCAAGAACCATTACAGATTACAGTTTCTGGAAGATGATTTTGTGCGACCATCTTATCACCGAGATGACATAGAAACAAATGAATATCACCCAGACTTATTGCCAATCGACGTGTTTTATTCTCGATTCACTATTCACTCAATCACTTTACAAGATGAAAACAAATTATTAACAAAGGTGTTTCAATGTCTAAGAGAAGAGGGGTTATTTTGTATTGAAGCTCGCACAACCAAGGACCCAAAATTCGGAGTTGGTAAGCATATATGTGACACATCATATTTTAATGATGGACACACTCGTAGATTCATAGATTCACAACAATTTTTAAAGAAAGTATTAACATTGGGCTTCAAGCTTAAGTATTTCAATGAACAAGACAATTTATCTATCTATAAAGATGACAACCCCGTTCTAATGAGAATAATTTTAGAGAAATGAATTATGAATAATCTGATATTATTAATAGAATACCACGTACCTCAAAATAAGGCTAGGCACGATGAATATTTAGAATGTTTGAAAAAAAATATAAAAAATCAATACATTTCAAAAATTGAAATTTTTATTGAAGCCGACACAAAGCCTCCTATCGAATCGAGTAAAATTAATTACAATATAGTGTCCGTAAGACCTACATTTCAGAATTTATTTTATTTTTGTAATAAAACATATCCCGACCAAATATGTATAATATCCAATTCTGATATAATATTCGATAATACACTAGGTGTTTTAAATCAAGACAATATGAAAAACAAGTTCCTCGCGCTGAGTCGTCGAGACGACTCTGATTCAGTAGTCGGTGGACACTACTCTCAAGATGTTTGGGTATTTAAAAGCCCCGTTAAAATTGAGAGTGCAAACTTCAGGATGGGTATCCTGGGTTGTGATAACAGGATATCTTACCTGGCTAGTAAATCTGGTATGATGGTTACAAATCCAGCTTATCAAATAAGAGCTAAACATTTACACAAAAGTCAGTATAGAACTGCAGAACGTGAATCTATAATCCCAGGGCCGTATTTGTTTGTGGTCCCAAACAACGATATAAATAAACGCTCAATTAAGAGAATAATTAATAGGAAAAACTAATTAGAATTTGTATTCAAATAAATCTAAATCTTTTTTAAATTTTTTTTCTACAATAGCTTTCGTTTCTTCATTATAATACTCTCTGTAGTTATTGTGGAGAGATTTGTTTTGATGGGGAATTTGCCCTGTTTTAACTCCTATTTTTTTACATACATGATCAAAATCTTCTTGAAGATTTTCAAACCTTCCTATGAAATCTACTGCAATTTTACCATTTTTGTCGGTGACGAAATCACATTGATTCATATTGTGATAAGAGTCGTGGTGTTCATATTTTAAAAGGAATTCTTTAAAAGATTTTTTTTGATATTGATTTGTATAAAAATAACTAGATATACATTTGTCATATGGGTTCCTTACGAATGAGAATGAAAAGTAATTACTTATATTAATTTTTTTACGAATATAAAATTTATAATAAATTTCAGATATAGTAGAGTGTTGTAAACATTTTCCTGTTTTTGAATCTCGCCCTATAAAAATATCTTCACGATCCTCCTCAATTATTAATTTTGACCATAAATTAAATCCAAGAAATGTTTCTATCGAACTTCCTCCGCATTTTGGTATATGAACAAAAATAAATTTTTTTTTATGGTTTACCATTTTTCAAAAAATAACCCCAGTCTAAATGGCCGTCCCTCCAATCAGATCTCATGGCAGAATTATCAATCTTTTTTAATATACGATATTCTTTAGTAGGTTTTATTTTTAAATGTTCTAGATCTTGTTCAGATATAAATACCACAAGTTTATAGTTAACATGTGGGTTTATTGATCTCAAAACTTCATCAAAGCAATCTATGTCACTTTGGTTTGGAGCGAATGGACTTAAAAACATATCGGTTACATAATACATGAAAGTTATTTCATTTTCATGTAGAATATATTTTTTAATTCGTTCAAGTCTTCTGTTGATCATGTCCACAAATTTATTCATTTCCTCATCTCGATCTTTATTTTTTTCTATATAATGTACTGATACAAAAGGAAAGGAATTACATTCTACTAAAAGCTTATTTTGCTCCCAGCCCCTGTCCTCATTATTTTCGGGAGGAGAAACTGGGTTTTTTCTAAGTCTAAGAGGCCATCGAGTATACTCATTAAAAAACACTCTTTCTGTTGTAAAATCACTTACACTAAATTCCTTTTTCTTAAAAGTCTGTATCACTCCTGTAAAGTCTGTTATCATCCAATCAAAAATATGAGAACCATCGTTGTATCCCATATGTTGTTTCATCTGGGACAACATGCTGCAAGACTGACCCATGTTTACATATTTCATATCAATTCTTTTAGTCCATTCTCGAAATTTTCAATAGGCAACCAATTTAATTCGTCTTGAATTTTACTATTATCAATTGCATAACGCCAATCATGACCCAACCGATCCTTCACGAATTCTATCTGATCTTCGCTTTTATCTAATAATTTTAAAATGGTTTTTACTATGTCAATATTTCGAATTTCGTTTTTTCCCCCAATATTATAAACTTCTCCAGTTTTTCCTTTATGTAATACTGCATCAATAGCTGAACAATGATCGGAAACATGAATCCAATCTCGAATATTTCTGCCGTCACCATAAACAGGAAGTTTTTTTCCTGCTTTAGCATTTTTAATCATTAGTGGAATTAATTTTTCCTCATTTTGATTTGGTCCGTAATTGTTTGAACAGCGAGTAATTAAAATTGGGTAGTTAAAAGTTTCATAAAAACTACGACACAATAAATCTGCACTAGCTTTGCTTGCAGAATATGGACTGTTTGCCTGAATTGGGTGGTTTTCAGTAAAAGGAGCATCTTCCTCAGTTAAGCTGCCATATACTTCATCGGTAGAAACTTGAAGGTATTTTTCGATACTTGGGCAGTCATGAAGTAAATTTAATAGCGAATGTGTTCCATTAATGTTGGTTTCTATAAAAGGATTTGAATTATTTATGCTATTGTCCACATGACTTTCAGCTGCAAAATTAACGATATAATTAATGTTATTATTTTGAACTAAACTGCGAAGACCATGTATATCATTTATGTCACAAATTAATAAATTATGTCTTTCTGATTTTGCAATCTCATGACTAATGTTTTTAGGGTTAGCAGCATATGTAAGAGCATCAACATTGAATATTTTATAATCATACTTATCAAATATATGCTTAATAAAATTACTACCTATAAAGCCTAGGCCACCTGTAATTAATATTTTTTTCACTATATATTATAAGGGTAAAAATCGCGCGTTTCAAATTTTATCCCTCTGATTTTTTTTGAATCTCCAAATTCTTGTTTTCTTCTTGTTTTTCTTTCTTTTTCTTTAATAGGGGGGGGTGGGGGCACAAGCCCCCACAGGCTCTTTCTTTTTCTTTCTTTTCTTTTTCTTTTTCTTTCTTTGTTGAAAAGTGTGTTTTTTATTTTTGATATTGAAAATAGGGCCCCGCGCACGTTTTTCAAAAATTGAATTGTGCAAAAATTCTAGAAAATAGGGTAGGGTACTAGGCAAAAAAAAAGCCCCCACTTGGGGGGCTTAGGGTTAGGGCATTTGACTTGCCATTAACAAGCCAATGCCGATTAAGATTAAGAGCATCATACCGCAAACACCTCTTCGATTGCGGTTCTAACTTGGCGAGCGAATGAAGAGTCTCTTTGAGCATTGAAAGCATTCTCTTCACGTGTCGAACCTTTTGTTTCACGTATCGTTCTCTCATGGGTTTGATAAGCGGTGAAAGCATTCAATACATCCCAAGCGGTGTTCCCGAATGCGCCAAGTCTTTCATTTGTGAATTGGCTAGAGAGTGAATCCCTGATGTTTCTTGATGCGGTTGTATCGCTAGGGAATACAAGTCTTGCAACCTTATCAAATTGCTCTTCATTGGCTTCGGTGTTTGCAAGCAAGGCAATGTCATTGTCTAAGTCTTGAATGACTTGTTTAAGCCCCGTAGCTTGCCTTAATGCGGTCTTGATGCGGTTGCCTGCATTCTTGGTATGCTTCACGTTGAAGATAGAATCTTGAACCCAAGAAGCGCACCCATTGGAACACCATTGGCGAAGCAATTCCAATAAGGTCTTGCTTGTGCAAGAATAATCCCAAGAAGTCATAAAAGAGATTCTTTTCTCTAGTACATCGCCCACTTTTCTTACATCCTTGTGAGGTACTTCCAAGTTATCAAGACGTGCATTTATGTACATACGGCGCCCACCTTTGAGAAAGCCCGCTTTGTCGTAAGTGAATCCCATGTGTTCCCTAAGAGTATCAAAGTAGGCAAGGGCTTCGATAGGTTGCACCATTTCATAGGTGTTTTTTACGATAGATAAGGGCGAGCCGTTGTGATTCTTGATGACTTTATAGCCGTCACAAATGTGAGGGATGCGAGTCTCGGTGTACCGCCCTACGTTCATGACTTCCAAGACTTCATTGGCATTGGCGCATTCGCTAATGTCGTACATCTCAAGAGTCTTTTTGGGGGCTTCGATTGCGGTTGTGGTGTTAGGTATCATGATCATTTTAGTATCCTTTAGTTTAGATTAACATTGAATTGTGAAACCTCAAAGTAGGGTAAGTCTTGAGTTGAGTCAAGTGCATAGGCAACTTTTCTTTTGTTTAGTTTAAAATACCTCTTCAGCTAATAACCTTGATAAGTTAAGCTAATAGCAACCTTAAACAAGCCCAAGCCCAAGACCAAGGCAAGCCAAGCCAAGCCCAAGCCAAGGGCAAAGCCGAGCCAAGCCCAAGGCAAAGCCCAAGCCCAAGCCAAGGCAAAGCATTTGTTTTCTTTTGTTTAGTTTGTTTTCTTTTCATTCTATTTGTTTTTACTCTATTTGCTTGCAATAAAAAAGCCCCCTATTTCTAGGGGGCTTGTATCACAATCTAACTCTAACCAAGGAAATTCTTCCCCCCTATCGTAAGCCTTAGAATGTTGCCAAGTGCAACGTCTCTAAGAATGATTTTCTTCTCAAGTGGGGCTTGTGTGGAAGAATGACTTTTCTTAGGCAATAAGTGCTTAATATCATCATAAGCCAATTCTTCCCCCTCTTCAGTAAAGTATTGCACAGAATGAACCTTTTCACCTTTGTATTCTAGGTAAAGCTTTTCTTCCCCTGTTTCCTTGTTTACAAGCTTTACAAGTGGAGTATGGGGCATTCTTACCCCCCACACTCTAGGCTGTACTTGGAAGTCAATGTCTTTACCTTCGCGCTTGGCTTGGCTTTTCAAGCTATTCTTATAGTGGAAGCCAATGTTTGCGGTCAATGTTGCAAGCTTTAGGATTGTACCGATTGGATTGTTGCGCTTGTAAGCCTTTGCATTGGTCAATGTGGTAAGCCCCACAAAAGAATGCCCCCTATAATTGATTAAGAAATCCCGAAGTGCTTCAATACTTGGCTTAGATTGTACTAGTTGGTTCATTTGTTTTCCTTTTGTTAGAATTAATAATTTAATTGTGAGATTACATTCTAAAAAAAAATATCGGTAAAAGTCAAGCCTAGTTATTCACATTTTTAAAAAAGTTATTCACAATGCAATTCAAGGCATTTGATAAGATAAGATAATACCCATTATGATAAGTGCTAATAATTCCATTTTGTTTTGTTTCTTTTGTTTTCTTTTGTGTTTCTTTGTTTGTTTTCTTTTATTCTATTTATTTCTATTTATTTATTTATTTTATTTTATTTGCTTTTTATTTGAAAGAGTTTGAAAAAGCCCCCTATTTCTAGGGGGCTTTGAAATTAGGCTTCCTTCCTTTGCCTGTCTACAAGTTGCGCGAGTTTGAGAAGCTCCTCCCGCGCGGCTTGTTTTCCCTCATGTGAGGCTTTTTCGTTTTCAAGGACTTCGATGTAAATCTTTACAGCGAATTCCCAAGTTGGTGTGAGGTCGACGTTCTTACTCATAAAATTAAGATCTCATTGTTTTGTTTAAATTGCAAATCTTTTTTTTACTTTTTTTTATCCTAGCGCAACTGCTAGAAATTTTGACCTGTTAAAGTTTGGATTTACTTTTTCGAACTCGTTTGCTAGCGCTGTGGCAAGATCTCGAATGATCGGCGCGCTGTTAGGCGCATTACGCAGTGAAAAGTTTAACTCTTTTGCTACAAGTGTGAAGTGTTTACGTGTCATTTTCTTTTATCTCCTATTTTATTTTATTTTAAACGTTTGCTACCCCTTAGGAGTAGCAAACTAGTTCGTAACGTCCTGTTTCAAATCGATAGACCACAACTTGCAAATAGCGTCTTGTGTTCTTTCCCCTTAAGGTGTCCAACTTAAAAGAAACGTGCGCCGTTTCGTTGTACCCTACGGGTTGCCAAAAATGATTTGCAAACTCTTCACTCGTTGCGCCGTTCAGATCCAAGTAGTTTGCCTGTACGTCTTGAACTAAGGTGTGAAGTGTCTCGTGGTAAGTGGTGGTGTTGTTTCTCATAACCACACTATCCCATAGGTCGAATTCGATTGCAAACTTTTTTTTACTTTTTTTTTACTTGTTTAAATTGAAATAACTTTCCACTTCCTCGGCTTCCTCTTTTGAGATCTGTCTTTTGTCGATACAGATTGCAAGCGCTTCCTTTAAAGTATAATTGAAACGTACCATCAGATAAGAAATTAAATCTTTTCCTTTTAATTGTTTTTCCTTCATTTTAAACCTTTTATTTTATTTAGTTTATTTATTATTTTATTTAAATTATTTTTATTTTGTTCTATTTAGTTTATTTACATCTTCAAACAAATCTATTTGATATTTTGATTCATCTTCTAATCCTTTATGAATTAGATAAAAACAAATTAAACTATTTAATACAAACCATGATTCTAATATATACATTTTAATTTCCTCCTTTTTGTTTAAATAATTTACTTTTAAAGTATATTCGCTTTTTTGTCAAATCAGAAAGCGATAAACTGAGATCTTTTTTTCTTCTTCTTTAGATGTTATAGTTTAATACCAAGCATTATAATTAACTGAGTGATACTTTGTATCGAGTACCTTATCTTGCTTTTGAACTCTTTCCATGATTGATCTTGCAAGTTCTAGTTCTACATACGGACGAAGTTCATCGTCTTCATCGTATTGCTCGACTAAATCAATCGAATCAATCTTGGCGACTAAGTGAGTCTTGCTCACTTGATCCCCCCAAAGTTCTTCTTCTTCTTCTAATTCAATTGAACCCTTTAAGAACAGGCAATCTTCATGATTAGAGAAAACGTTTAATTCAAATGCTTCTGCATCGAATTCCTCAACTTGAATGTTTAATGTATCGTTCATAATATACTATTCGCACGTTTCAATATGGATTGCAAATCTTTTTTTAAGTTTTTTTTGAACTCAATATCAAACAAATCAATTAAAGGATCAATCAACCAAGAACTTTTGCTTTTCCTTTTAGTTGCCCGTTTCATTACCTGAAGTATTCTATCTTGTTTATTCATACCCTTAACAAATCAAATAAATAAAACAAAGTCAAATTTTTTTTAACTTTTTTTATTCTAATTAAATTATAAATCCCATTCTCCCGCTTTTACATTGTCGATGTCTTGCATTGCTTTGTCATAAGCTGTGTTGTCGCTGTGCCCGTCTTCTACTTCATCGTCATATAATAAAAGTATATCATCTGCATACTGAGAATTAAAATCTTCTTCTTTAACTAATCTATTTAATTCCTTTTTTAACATTTCCCTTTCCGTCATATTATTTCCTTCTATTTAATTTATTTATAGCTTTACTCTTTTTAATTAAATTTAAATGTTTTGTAATATCTAAATTATATAATTTATATTTATATAGTATTTCGGCAATCTTCATTTCTTTTTGTATTTAGCTTTTCTCGGAATTATTTTCTTTTTGTTCTTGTGTGGTATAGAACTAATAAAAAATACTTTCTTTCTAATTGCAAGCGCTTTCATTAGTATTTTACTTCGATTCCAAGATTGCGCTTTGCCCATCTACGTACTTCGTGGATTGCTCGCTCGCTGTAATGCATGAGATACTGCTCCTCAACTTTAGGATGACGTAGGAATGCTCCTTTCTTTGTTTCGTGCAAAGTTTTTTTCTAATTCTTTTAAACTAAACATTTTCTTGCCGCGCCAATCTTCATACCAAAAATCTCCGTTGCAATAAAATAAGAAGTTTAAGTTTAATCCGTTAATGTAATCTTTAAGTTCTTGTGTCATACAAACAACAAACCACACAAATAAAACCACGTCAAGAATAATTAAAAAAAAATCTCCTACCCAGGTAAACTTCCCAGGTAGGAGACTAACAACACAATCACCAATAAACTAAGGTAAACAACTACCTATCCAAAAAACTAAAACAATTAAAACAATTAATTCCATGTATATTATTTATTATTTATTTAAAAGAAAAACCTTTTTATTTAAAACAATTATTTTAAACCTTGCCCATTAGTGGGCAAGGTAAGCTATAGGTTTTTTGCAACCTTTAATAAAGCATAGGTTGCAGTTATGAGCCGCGCATTGCGCTAAAACTTTTCCGTCTTTACCTTTTACATAGGTTGCAGGACAAACATAATGCCCATCTTGTTCTGCTTTTTCCTTGCTAGTATAAACTGCAGTTCCTGCATCTAATCCATCTACTTTTGGCGCAGGTTGATCAATCTCTAATGCGCTTGGTTTAAGTGATACGTTGGATAAACTAGCTAAATCTTTTAGCGCTTCCAATTGACTTTCTCTAATCCATTCTCTAGTAGGAAACCAAAAGCGAATTGTAGGAAAGATTTGGCAAATTTGTTTCCATGCTTTAATATATGCAACACTAAACAAGTCACCACTATCATGAACGCGAAAAAGTTTTGTGTCTATGTTTTTAAGAGTTTTGCGGGAACCATCTTTCTTGTAATACTTTTTAAAGATTGCGCTTGCCATTGCATTAACAAAAGTTTGCCCGTTGTCTTTTCTTA